AAATCTAACCCCAGTAAACTGAGGATAGCATCCATCATACCGAATGGATTGAGTAAAGCCGCCATTCCTCCAATGGCAACCATGATCTTAAACAGACCACTTACTCTTTCACCAAAAGTACTATCTTTTCCGAATGCTTTAGTTATTCCAGGTAGCAGATTATCTGCAACTAACCATTTAGTAAATCCATAGATCTTATCAAAAACAAATTTTGTTTTCTGAAAAAACGTAATAAGTTTTTGTCTATTCTCAGGATTAGCAACCCATTTTAAAATTTCTTTTACAACTAAAAGACCAATAAGTTTAAGAAAAAACTTACCCGCTATAAGTGCAAGACCTTCTAATCCACCAAATAGTTTACTGAATAAACTATCTGCTTTCTTCTTATCTTTACCGTTTAATTTTCCTTTTGCTGCCGCAGAAGAAGCACCTGCTAATGGTGTCTCCGCTCTCTCCTCTGCTTGACGATCTAATTCTCTTCTTCTTTTTCTTCTTTCTGCGATGACACGCAGTTTATCATTCTCGATCAGGCTAATTTCAACCTTCTCCATCGACTTTAAAGTCGATTGTATTCCTGTCAGAGAATATTGAATTCCTGCAAATGCTTTTATGTTTGCTCTCGCTGCATGAACAGCAACAGGGGACATAGCTGACGAGCTACTATCCCCCCTTCCTGTTAGTTTATATGCATCGATTTTTGCCACTTATCTTCTTTGGTTTTGCTGTTCTTGCATTCGCCTCTGTTCTTCCTTAAGGAAGTCAGTCAACATCATGAGATATACGTCCTTTTCCCAAGGCATCAACTCCTCTATATACTGGATGTCCCATTTGTGATGGTGCATCAATGCAAAATTAGTCTGAAAGTAATTCTCCAGAGTATTGTGGAGGAGTGCTATGCGAAAAAACTTGCTAGACCCTCAAGTTCAACATCACTTTCAACACCAGTATTGGGATTTTCAACCTTTAGGGTGTACGCTAACTTAGGCATGGTTTCAAAGAACTTTTGAATTTCTTGGAATTGAGTAGAAGTCAAAGATTCAAAGAATTCCATGATTTCTACATCCGTGCTATCAGCGCAATCATAAACTTGTTCAGTATCAGCAATCGTTTTAATGCAACTTGCTGCCATTTTGAAGATTTGCTCAACACCCTGATCCTCAGAGTCACCAAGATTCATTTCAACAAAGGTATCCAGGTTCGGATACTTCATGGTAACAATGATACTGTCATCCAGTTTGATTTCTGCTTTATGACCTCTGGTTTTCTTGACTTTGATGTCATCCAAAGGAATTTCCGCTTCAACTGTAGTTACATTATCATCAGGACAAGTAACCTGAACATTTACAGTTTCACCAACAGATTTTGTACGAATCTGAAGGAAGACGTATTCAATATCGAAAGTTGCCAGATCCTCAACATTTGCGATATCTGTACATTCTTGAATAATAGTCTTAATTGCTTCAAACAAACCATCTTGTCCACCTGTTTCAGTTGCAACCAGAAGAAGTTTTTCTTCTTTCACAAGAAACGGTCTAAAGTTCACAGTCCTACCATCAGAAGGTAGTTTCATTTTGTATTTCGGGGCGTTTAATTTAGGTAATGCCATAGGGAAATCAATTCAGTAATAGTATTTAGGGGGTTATCATCGGTTCCTTTCAGTTAAGAAATCACCGAAACCTTCATGTCCTGGGAAGTCTCTTGGATCGGTTTTAACCTTTCTAGTTTGATTAATATCAGGACCATCGTTATAGAATTTATAACGTTCATAAGAAAATGCAACTGTAAATGTCGCAAGTCTTGGTTCTGTGTTATTTAACTGCATAGAACCAATGTTCGTAGGAAATATATTCCTAAGTTCATAAACAGATCTCAGTTTAGGCATTCTCTGCTTTTCTCTAAGTTGTCTTTGAGTAGCTTTACTACTACCCAAAGTCATGTTTCTAATTAAACTAGTTGCTCTTGGATCTACTTCTTCATCTGCTCTTTTTCCACTACCAAGTTCATATTTAAAAATTCTTAGTTCTGGGCAAACGTAATTTTCATAATAATCAATATATTGATCGCCATCGCCAGTAATACTAGCAATCCATCTTTCAAAGATAGCACGAGTTAATTGATTTCGAGGAGTAACAAATGTGATGCTAATTTGACTGAATGCCTGTCCAGTAGCATACTTGTATGGAACACCAACGTTAGAAACTTGCCCAGTAGTTAACTGCTTACTCGGTAAGTTAACTGCTTGAGCGTAATAATTCAATATTTCATGGGTTCTACCCTTACCCAAGTTATCGAATCGTTTTACATTAAATTTATCGAAGTTTTCAGGAGTGTTAAACCTAAGATACCATAAGTTTGTAAGGCTAGGTGAGCTGTTTGCATTCTTGAGAAGCATAAACATCTCATCCTGGTACATGTATCCACCAGATTCTCTTATATTTTGTGGGATAGACATTATACTTTAAGTTCCTTTTCTGTTATTAACATAAATTCCCAATTTTGGTCCTTACAAAACTCTTCTGCCGCTTTCCATTTTGCTTTATTGACACTCCAAGTAACGACCTCATTAATATAACGTTTAGTCATTCGTTTTTGTGTTTTAGGTTCTTTGGTCTGTTTAAGCGGTTTTACCTCAACTAGATATTTCCTATTGTCAATTTTAACATAAAAATCTGGAAAATAGCGATGCCGTTTTCCATCAACAGGTGAAATATAAGGGATAATGATTTCTTCACTGCCCCATTCTTGAACAGAAGGAGTAACATCGCACCATTTCATAAATTTATACTCCCATGAGGAGCGATAAATCACGTTACTGGGGTCACCTTTGTACTTACGAGGAAAGCTAGGTGTATATTTACCCTGATATCTCATAAATAAATAATGATTACACCTTATTTAGGCATAACGAGTGGCAGTTTTTAGATATCCATTGAAACACCCTAATGCTGGTTTTAACGATGATGAAGGTTTGGTAGAACAACCAACTGAAGCAGTTGATTATCTGATGCTGCGTAGAGAACGTTATAAGTATGAAGATAAGAATGTCCCTGCTTTCTATAGCAGAAGAGTTCCTGGCAATAGTGCCAAGTCTAAAGAGCACAAGGACAGGTGCTATATTGCAATGCCACCTCAAATCGCAACATCATATACACCAGCATTTAGACGTGCTGATATTGGTGTAGGTGGTATATCTGCACTGGGTATGATGGCAGGAGGTGATGATTTTACCAAAATGGCAGAAGCACTACAAGATGGTGCAAAAGCAGCAATTCCAGAATTCTCTACTGCTGCTGTCTTATCAATGATCAATGCAACTAACCAATTTGTTGGATTGCAAGGTCAATTAGACTTAAACTCAATCAAAAACTTACAATCGGGTCAAATTTTCAACCCATATAGTGAGCAAATCTTCCAGGGTGTTGGATTTAGGACGCATAACTTTGCTTTTAAGTTTTTTGCTAGATCTGCAGAAGAATCCAGAGAAATTAGAAGAATTATCAACTATATCAAAATTGGATCCTTGCCCAGAATCAAATCTGGTGATTTTGACGATTTCTTTATCAATACAAGAGACGAGTTTGATCAACCAGGTAAGAAAAACGTTGAAGGTAAGACATTTGGCGAAGATATCTTCAGAAAAGAAGGATATGATGATATTTTCTCCAAAATCGGTGGTGATGACACCGTTTATAGTAATCTTAAAGGTAAAGCATTCGACAACTATGCTTCAAATGACAGATACTTCAATATTCCAGATCGTTTCCAACTGAGATTTGTTCGTTTTGGAAGAGGTGACTCTAATAAGGATTTCAATGGATTAGACCCAGATGATAGAAGAGATTTACACTTTAAAATATATCCTTCAGTTTGTACTGGTATTCAAGTTAATTATACACCAGATAATCAGTATGTTGCATTGAAAAGACCAGACCGTCGAGGTCTGGACGTTCCCTCTGTCGTTATGACATGTTCATTTGCAGAAACTAGACTTCTCACCGCAGCAGATGCTGCAGCAGGATATTAATGGCTTCTTATTTTTCATATTTTCCAAATGTTTATATCGGTGAAGGTATTGCCGATGATGAACAATTTAAATATCGTCTAGCAAAAAATATATTCAGACGATTAAAAATTAGAGAAGACATGCAGCAGTATGTCTCTCTGACAGAACTCTTTACCATACCCGATGGACTTAGACCTTCAGATGTGGCAATGCGATTTTACTCAGACCCATTCCTAGATTGGGTTATTCTACTTTCTAATAATATTACTGATGTCTATGAACAGTGGCCAATAGAACAGAAATTACTGTATCAAAGAGTTACTCAAAAATACGCCGATCCTGATGCTATTCACCACTGGGAAACTCAAGAAGTGATCTTAGAAGACGAAAACATTGTCTTTATGGAAAAAGGTAGGATTGTCAATGAGAGTTTTAGAGTTGTAATGCCAGATGGTACTCAAAAGACAAAAAATGAGTCAGTATATCCAGTAACCAACTATGAGCATGAAGAGTTCGAGAATGAGAAGAAGAGATTTCTTCTCCTTCCCACTCCACCTATAGTTGAATTAATGCTCACTGATATGAGGAGCAAACTCGCTTATTCACCACATCCTGAATTAGATGAATTTGGTGATAAGAAGACTGAACTCAGTATCATTTCTAGATTCTTAGATCAGGCAGGATATGTCAGTGGTAGTGTAACTGTAACTCAAGGCACTCAGGCAGTTACATCGTTTGACTTCGGTCCTACTGGTGCTGCTGTAGGAGTTGCTACTTCAAGCACTACACCGACTACAACTACATCTACGACTACAACTTCCACATCAACTAGCACATCATCTAGTTCCTCCAGTTCCTCTAGTTCTTCTAGTTCTAGCGGTTCTAGTGGAAGTTCTGGTAGTAGCGGTAGTTCTGGTGGAGGAGGATACGGTGGAGGATATTAATCCAGAAGACGTTATTGATATGTATGTATCAAAAGACGGACTAGCACTTATGTACAAGTCCGTCTGTTTTCATCTGGAAAAATGGCCAGGTGGTCATCCATTAGAGCAAGAGGCACTGGTTCAAATGAAAGATAACCTGCTACGGATAATGCTGGAGCAACAGTTTAAAAAACCTTAGGAGTCAATTTTTTGGCGGAGATTTTTTTTCGACTTTTTGGGAATCAAAGGTCGTTTTTCGTTTTGCCCATCAATTCTTCGACCCTCTTACGCATGGTCGCTAGTTTGTGCTGCTCTCTTTCAGTATGCTTATAACCATGCTTTCCAAACATGATAAAGTGTCCTTGGCAGATAAGAATCACACCAAGGACACCTATAGTAATCGTTCCAATTAGTTCAATGTAATTTTGAGCCATGGGAAGATTGGTTCTATAACTCCAATAAGTCGAAGAAGACCTTCAGCAAAAAGTGCAAGAACAACCCAACCAACACAAAAACTAATAATTGAAGCGTTACGATTGTGTCTGCGTATTGCATCATCAATCATCTCCTGAACTTCTTCTTTGGTTGGATGATGTGACGGTTTGATCTCGTCGAATCGATTGGACATTATCAACCCCCATCAATTTGGCACCCTACCATTGCACCACCAACAACTCCGAGAGGGATTGCCCACCAGCGACCATCGCCTCTGGACATAGCAGCGGCAGCGCCACCACCTAGAATACCACCAGCAACAGTACCACCAGAGCAATCATTATTATCTACATGATTCCTAACTGGTTGTGCGGGGCGATAAGTGCGACGAGGAGTGGGGTAATACATCTCTTCGTGTGCAGGTTCACGCCAGATGTCTTCACCAAACATCTTTTGACAAGGAACGCGAACACGCTTCCTTTCAGTCTTTACATATCCAGGATTCTTCATAGTTCCAGGGATGTAACGTTCACGATACACCTTCTTGAAACATTTTTGTTCTTTAGCATATCCACTCTGCGACTCATATGCTTGAGCAGCAGGGACAGAACTAAAGAGAAGGAGTGCAGCGAGTGCAAGTTTCATGGTGTAACCTCTGTGTGTATGTAATAAGTATACTCCAGAAAGGGGAGCATGTGTGACTCCCCTGTGACAGATATATGACCGTCTATGACTAGTCTTCCTCAGCGAGTTTAGCGAAGTAAGACAGAGTATCTTCTTCATCAGAAACAGGTGAGGCAGCAACTGCTTTCTCTCTGAAAGATGCAACCTCTTCACCCCATCCTTCCCTAGGAGAAGGAGTGATGTCAGGAGCATTGAAAGAACCGCGACCTTCAGATTCATCCTCAAGGGACTCATCAATAGGACGTGCAGCAGGTGCAGTCTTACCAAGAACCAAGTTCAAACGTGCTTTAAGTTGCTCGTAGGTCTTGAAGTTCTTAGCATTCTCAAACTCTGCAAGGGAATATCCTTGCTTCCAGATGCTTTCCAGTTTATCATCTTCAAAGTTACCAAGAGTGCCAGCAGAGGCAAACTCAGACTTATCATAATTCCAGTATCCTTCGACCTTGCGAATCTTCAGTTTGAAGTCAGCACCAGTCCAGAAGTTGAACGGATCGATAGGAGTTTCGTCTGCAAATGCAGGTTGCATTGCTTCAGTCAGTTTGTCAAAGATCTTCTTTCCGAACTTGTACAGAAAGACTTTGCCTTCGTTCTCAGGGTGAGCAGGATCACTCACAACATAGATGTTGGAGTAATAAGACAACTTACGCTTTTGTGCGCGAGCAATCTCCTTATCGCTGTCACGACCGCTGTTCCAAAGTTCACGGTTCATCTCGCCAACAGGATCATCCTTACCGAGAGTGGTGAGAGAGTTCTCAATATACCACTGTCCACCAGGACCTTTGAAAGCGTGAGACCAGATCTTTGCCCAAGGCAGATCTTCGCCATTGGGAGCGGGAAGGAATCGGATAATGGCAAATCCATTACCAGACTTGTCCAGTTCAGGTTTCCAGAGGCGCTCATCAGCACCACTGCCCTGAGCAGGTTGGTTTAGTTTTTCGATCTCTCGCGTCAGTTTGGAAAGAGTATTTCCTTCAGAAGACGCTTTCTTGAGGGATGCGAATGACATAATCGTATTCTCCGTATTGAATGTGTAGGTTTGTTTGTTTGCTACTGGATAATCGTAGCATACTATGTATGGGGTGTCAACCTTCTCTCTCTGCTGCTTGTTCTAAAGTGCTGACCATAGCGTCCATGCAGAGAGCGAGGTTCTCATATCCAAAGGCATTGGCAAGAGCGTTGATCCTCGTCTTCATATCTGCTGCGTCCTTGTCTTCGGATGCAGCAAGGCACAGTCTACCATAAAAAGTCTTCTGTTTGTCGATCAAACTCTTGCAATTTTCAATATGATCCATCTTCTCATCCCTATTCATCGTAGGAAGTCTAGATGTCATGTATGATAGTTTTTGATAGGTGTTGAAGATGTCTTGTAAGTTATCTTGTACTTGTTCTGATTGAAAAAAACTCATAACTTCGTTCGTATAGTTTCTAGTAACACACGCTTGTAGGTTTGACAATCAATTTTTAAAAATGGTTTGTATTTTAATGTCTTTGTTCTAACTTCTTTCCATATAGGGTCTGATAGTTTCTTGTCGAAGTTAGAAACAAAACCAAGACACTTTTCAAATACAACCAAAGTTTCTAAAGATATACTGCCACCCAAATAATGTTTAATGATTGGAGGATGTCCACATTCGACTACAAACAGTTTTTCAAATGCTTGATCGTATGGAATTTGATAGTCATCTAGTAGAGTATTGACATCCTGTTTAAATTTATATGTAAAAGACTCTTGATTGATCTTCCAGTCGGTGTAGATATCCTTACTAAAAGATTGTAGATAACCTTTAGAGTCATTTACAAAATTAGCGACAAAGTAACTCAAGAGTTCAGCATCTGAGTACTTCGTCGCTAATTTTTTGAAGAAGTAACGATCGCGCCGCTGCTCAAATGAGTTTTCATTAGCGCGAACTTTACCTCTATATTTGAAATAATCGTAATCCTGCTTGGTGAAGTGTTGTTTGAGTGCGAGATACATCTTATACACTTCAAATCCAGTCACAATGGTAAGACTCCTTTAGACGATTGTTTCATATAATTCAAACGCATTGCCTCGTGGCGCAGACGTTCTTTCAGTGGTTTCGATAACAGTTTGGGAACTGTTTCGATTTCAATTTCATTCTCAGAGCAGTATGTAGTTACTGCTTCAATGTATGTGATCAGTCCGTTGCTGGTCTTCACCATACGTTCAATCTCCTGAGAGAACCTTGTCGGTGTTAGGAACTTGTCCTCTAGGGGATTATCTTTTGGCATGGTAGGAGACGAACTCTTCAATATAGGACTTAAGTAGTTGTAAATAGTCATCAAGATTGTACTTCTCAAACACTTGAATAGTGCTATCTTCAGTGGCGATAAGGGTGACAATTTTCTTTACCTCTAAACCTGAACGTTCGAGGAACATTGCTGCATATGCAGTTTCTTGAACAAAGTAATGTTCAATCCAATCTTCCTTCTTTTCCTTAGTTGAAGTTTTGAAATCAATTACCGCTAACTCGCCATCAAACTCAGCAATGCAGTCTACTCGACCCGCTAAACCAAGATAATGGGAATAAAGGAAAGTCTCTAGACAATGAATATTGTCTATCCGATTTAACGTAGACTTTGCTGACTGAAACATTCTAACAGATAATGGATTATTTTCCAAGTACTTGTCGATGTTTAGTTCGTCTTTGAAATAATCTTCCGATAGTGCGTGAAAGGCAGTGCCTCTCTGTGTTGCTCTAGCAGTAATTCGATTTGCCTCTGTTTCACCAATCCTAGATCTCCACTTCTGGAAAAATTGCGCGTTCTTAAACGATGTGATAGAGGTCACACTTGGATAATATTTATCTGCCCCAGGGATGGGGTAGAAACGAGTTCCATCTCGATCAACTGCTTCGACCTCAACATGATTATCAAGGGCGACATCAACAAAATTAAACATTAAAATCCTAAATTATATTTGGAGATCAAGTAAGACTTAACCAAACCAGAGCGAACGATATCATCGATACCAAATTCAATACAAGAGAACTCTTGCATACTCTGAAGGATACGAATGAAGTCTGCAATACCAGTCTTCTCGTTTTCTTTTACTAGATCAGATTGTGTAATATCTCCACAGAACATAATCTTAGAATCTTCACCAATACGGGTGATCATCGAATCAAGTTCATGGAAGTTGAGATTTGAAAACTCATCAACAATAACAATAGCGTTGTCAAGAGTGACGCCACGGATAAAAGACGTAGACCAGAAACTAACAGTCTCTTGCGCTCGGAGGTTATCATAAAGCATCTCAAATGAATTATCATCAGGCATACTGAACATGTATCTAACCATGTTCTTATATGGAATCTGATAAAGTGCAGACTTATCTTCATGGTCTCCAGGAAGGAAACCAATCTCACGAGTCGGCACAAGAGACCTTACAATATAGATTTTATCATAAGGTGTGCTTTCGTCAAGTACTTCTTGCAGAGCAAGGTACAAAGTGATAAATGTTTTACCAGTTCCTGCAGCACCATGGAGTAACAGATTCTTACCCAATGAATATTGTTCAAAGGCAACAGTCTGATTCTCAGTCAATGGTTTAATAGGAACCATGTATGACTTATCAATTGGTTTTTTCCGTTTGATTTGTTTTGCAGTCATGTGAGGAGGGACAGGATTACTGGTGGTGTTCCTTTTTCTTGCTCTTGCCATAGTTTAGGTGTATCGACTCAGGTTTGCACGGGGATGTGCTTTTTGGACTTTAGACATTACTTCTTTAAAACCCTGGTCGGGTTTGGGTTTGCCGTAAATAGTGCCTGTTGGCGATGCTGCCTCCCAGTCCTTATCCCAATCAGGATTCTCTTCCTTCCATTGACAATACTCTTTCATTGTCATACGGAATTCTTTTTTCTCTCCCGTCTTGAGATTTTTTACGTTGTATGTTGGCATTAGTTCCACTCCATTGCTTCAGCACAAATAGGAAATTGTTCTACAAAGATTGCCTTACACATGTTAGCAATCTCCATATGTTCTTTCTGGGTTCCATGTCCAGATCGTAGATCTATATAGTGGATCCATGACCTTACAGATCCCGTCATGTACAACTTTGTTGGCACGGCGAGAGGAAGCACAAAACGAGCACACTCCTTTGCGATATTGGCATCGAGCATCTCTTTGTAGAGTTTCATGCCAGCATCAAAGTGCTGCCTCATTTTGATCTCAAACTCTTGCCTGACAAACGGGTCAATATCATCAATAGAATTCTGACGATTCTTGGTGTCTTGACGGCGTAGTTCAGGTAGAGAGATCTCCTCCGTGAGTAGGGAAGAATCAGCATAGCGTTGTGAAAATTCTTGATATGTCATACTCCTATGACGGAGCAGTTGAGCTGCGAGTCCCCTGGTAGTATGAATCTCAAGCGTCATGAACGCCTGCTCAAAGACGCTCCAGTGCCCGTGTTTGATGCAATACTTGAGAAGACCTGCAACCTTAGGATTATCCTGGTTAGAGGGGTTGCTGACTCGTGCAACATACCCCATAGTCTTCTCTGCTTCTGGGGTAACGGATACTAATTCAACTTTCTGATTCGTCATTCTTAAAGAGAATACTTGTAATAATGATCATTCCGAATGCCTTGAGATACCCAATGGTTTGTAAACCAAAGAGACCTGGCATTAACCAGTTCCATACTAACATAAGAACCAAAGGTTTGACAAGTGCAGCAACACCTTTGGCAACTGCTTTCACATTCTTCTCTTGTTCTGCTTTCTTTGCAGCGGCAGCAGCTTCTGCTTGCTGCTCTTCAAGTTCTTCCTGTGTAGGACCTTGTTTACTGACGTAAATACTGTGTGTCATTTCTTTTTACCTTTTGGTTTTGAGGGATCATTCCATAGCTTCGGATTAATTCTACCATTAGTTTGATTAAATGTCACGAAATCATTTCGATACAGATCCCAATAATAATCAAAGATATCGACTTGCTTTGAAGCAATGACAATATCAAACTTGGTAATACCATCTTGAAGGTATTCAACCAAGTACGTAGTGTATGGTAGAGATGTGTCCTCAGCAGCACTGGGATCACATCCTTGCTGTAAAATTCTGACCTTACTCAACTGCGCCCTCCCCAGGTGATTGAGGGAAATGCTTCTTGGATCACTGCTTTAGTAATTCTTTTATACTTGTTATTCAACTTTTTGTCTTTGACTAGGCAAACAAGTTCTGCTTCTTCTGCCGAAAGACCTTCAAGCAATTGAATGAACATTGACTCCCTCTTTGCTGCAGGGAGACGATCCTGACCACCTTTTACGAAGCGATAGAAACCTCTATACTCCTGCTCCAAGCGAGTGTGGTCTGTGCCCACTGGTGCATCATTGGGTGTGTATGGTACTTCCCCTTCAGGAATCATAGAAACAACGCTCTCGTCAAAGTTCCAAATCAATAGTTGACGAAGAGCGATAGAATTGTACCGCTGAAGGAGAGAAATTTTCTCTGCCTTCGTTTTTGCATTAGAGACCTTTCTAAGAATCTCACTAAGTAGCAATCTTGAGTTGCTGTTTTCAATAGATCGTGTAGGCATCATAAACTCCGTTAATTAATCATCATCATCATCATCAAGTTCCCAAAGATTAGTCTCAGGTCTGATGTAAATCAATTCATCATGTAACATATTACCATCCTGGTCAAACATTTCTGGATGGGTGACTGATTTAGCATAAGCAGCATTCTCGATAAAATCTTCGACATACCCTTTTGCTAACCAAGAAACGGTGATTCCTAGAATGAACGCACCGATTGTAACTAAAACTGCTAGTGCAATTAACATGGCTTCCTCCCCTATGTTTTCAAAAAATAATATGGAAACCAACCTCCCATGTGTGAACTCTGACATTATTTAGAACGTTTTTTACGTCCTGGACGGCGATCATGCTCGTATCGAGATGCATCTTCTAGAAGAGTTTCTAAGAAGTTTTTGATCTTTCGTGCATGAGGTTTTCCTAAATGTCCATATGCTTCACGAAGTTGTTTGTTACCACCCTTGATATAACCATCAAGTTCAGAAACCAATCCATTGACATTATTCGCAGTTGGAGACTGGATAAATTCACGAACTTCTTTACGAGTAGCCTTTGATGTCAGTAAGTAGTTGTAGCATCTAAACAGATACTTGTTATCCTTAAACGCAACATCAATTGATCGTTCAATAAGGTCGTAAAACTCTTCGTTCATTAGATAAGATTTTTTTGTCGCATGTATTTAACAGCATCGACGCAACCGCCGAGCTTTTCTGAGTTTAGCAGAACTTGGGGAAATGTGCTACCCTCACCGAACTCACCATAAAAAGATTCTCTATCAAAGTCCTTATCTAATTGATACTCACGATAAGAAAATCCTTTCCCCTCTAAGACTTGTTTGATTTTTGTGCAGTATGGACAACCAGGTTTGGTGTATACAGCAAAATTAGTCATAGTTGATGTGTGCGAAAGAATAAAAAAGGGACTCCAGGAGTCCCTTAATTTATCTTATATAGACAGGAATCAGAAGGAATACTTCAGACCCAGTTTAGCACCATAGCCGCGGTCGATGTCCTCATCGCCAGAACCGACGAAGGAGACTTCACCATATGCGCCCAGGGCATCGCTCAGAGCAACACCGACACCTGCCTTACCAGAAGGAACGAAATCGTCAGTGCCACTGTCAGGAGTCACCAGAGTACCGCCACCTTGAACATAGTAGGAAGCAGTATCACCCAGAGGACCTTCGTAGCCTACATGGAAATCTGTCGCGGCACCAGTGTAATCCGATCCCGTCCAACCTGCATTGGTTTCCACGTTGACGTACGGACCTGCAACAGCAGCGCCAGCGGACATGGAGAGAGCAGCAGCAGCTGCGAAAGCAGTTTTAATCATTTGAAAATACCTCGTTTTGTTTTTACTTGCGGAGTGATTACCCGCAGATGAAAGCAGACTCGACACGTCTGCGTTGGAACGATTATAACACAACCTTGGAGAGAAGGCAAGTGTTACAATTTAGTAACGTTACGAGGAATATTTATAAGCATTAACACTTATAAATGTTACCGAATGATTACTGATTACCGTCAAGTTTAGACTGTTTATATTCTAATGCTCTCTGTGCTTGCTTTTTAATCAGACGTACATATAGTAATTCGTCTTTTGTATAGTATTCAGGACGTTGCTTTGCTATTTTAAGGATCTTTTTTGCTCCCTTTATGGTGTCTTTGTATCTCATTTAAATTATTCCTAGATTCTACGAGTAACTTCGCTGCATGTAGACGATCTTCATAATAAGAATCAGGATCAATCTGAATGTCCATAATATCCATCGGGTCTACAATCGATTCAAATTCCAAATCGCCATCACCAACTACCTCCCTAAGTTCGGGAGTCAAGTTATCATTTGGAATTTTAGGCAGTTTCATAATATTATTTAGATAAAAAAAAGGGTCCGAAGACCCCTATTATATCAATCATCATCTTGTCTGTAAAGATCTTCTAATGATTGCTTAGTATCATTGAATTGTTGACTATTCATTTCAGATACATCAACATACATCACTTCTTCACCAGGTTCAGGTGCTGACAACAAAGAATGGGTTCACAGTGCGTTACCTCGGGGAAGTACTTCCTCAGGGAACACGAAGTTCTCATGAGGTTGATCGACTGGTGCTAACCATGCTCTCAGTCCTTCATTGAGAAGGATGTTTTTAGTATAGAAAGTTTCAAACTCAGGATCTTCTGCCGCTCTGATCTCCTGAGAAACAAAGTCGTAAGCACGAAGATTAAGAGCCAGACCAATGATGCCAATCGATGATGTCCAAAGTCCCATAACTGGAACGAATAGCATAAAGAAATGAAGCCAGCGTTTGTTGCTGAAAGCAATGCCAAAGATCTGTGACCAGAATCTGTTAGCCGTAACCATTGAATAAGTCTCTTCTTCCTGAGTAGAATCGAATGCCTTAAAAGTATTTGCCTGCTCACCATCTTCATACAAAGTATTTTCTACTGTAACACCATGAATGGCAGAAAGCAATGCTCCACCCAAGATACCTGCGACACCCATCATATGAAATGGATTCAGAGTCCAGTTGTGAAATCCTTGTAGGAAGAGAAGGAATCGAAAGATTGCTGAGACCCCGAAAGATGGAGCGAAAAACCAACTCGATTGACCCAGAGGGTAGATGAGAAAGACACTAACGAAGACAGCAATAGGACCAGAAAAAGCGATTGCATTGTACGGACGGATACCGATGAGACGTGCCAGTTCAAACTGGCGAAGCATGAAACCAATTAGAGCGAAAGCCCCGTGGAGCGCCACAAAATTCCAGAGTCCTCCAAGTTGACACCACCTGACGAAATCCCCTTGAGCCTCAGGACCCCAGAGAAGCAGAAGAGAATGACCCATAGCGTCTGCTGGAGTAGAAACTGCCGCAGTAAGAAAGTTTGCACCCTCCAGATAGGAACTTGCCAACCCATGAGTATACCAACTCGTGACGAAAGCAGTCCCAGTAAGCCAACCGCCAATAGCAAGATAAGCAGTGGGAAAAAGAAGAAGTCCAGACCAACCAACAAAAACGAAACGATCTCGTTTAAGCCAGTCATCGAGGACATCGAACCACCCCCTCCGTGGGGGACTTAGTGTTGAAGCGACCATTTTTCATTCCTTTTAGATAGTACAATTGAGGCCAAGTATCACGAATTATTTCCGCTAACTTGTAAGAAGAATTTTGAGGTATCACTAGGTGTATTCTCGTAGATGGACGAATCACCGTAGGTCTTGTGATCTTTGTAACCCACCATACGACCTTTTGTATTCTGAAGAGCAGGCATGAAGACAATGAAGAAGAAGACTCCAGGAGCACCAACAAATACAACAGCGACGATTACATAGTAGGTAAGTAGTTCTAGTAGATCGTGAGACATAACTTTACATAGCAAGGAAATAAAAAGGACCCCGTAGGGTCCTTAGAGTGTATGTCGTTAGACTATCAACCGATAGCGGGTGCAGTCAGAGCGACGGGGGTGGATTCTGCAGCAGCAAGATCCAGAGGGAAGTTGTGAGCGTTGCGCTCGTGCATGACTTCCATACCAAGTCCAGCACGGTTCAGAACGTCTGCCCAAGTAGGCAGAACCTTACCAGAACCATCAAGGATGGATTGGTTGAAGTTGAAACCGTTCAGGTTGAATGCCATGGTGCTAACACCAAGAGCAGTGAACCAGATACCTACAACAGGCCATGCTGCCAAGAAGAAGTGCAGCGAACGGGAGTTGTTGAAGGAAGCGTATTGGAAGATCAGGCGACCGAAGTAACCATGAGCAGCGACGATGTTATAGGTCTCTTCTTCCTGACCGAACTTGTAACCATAGTTCTGGGACTCAGTTTCGGTGGTTTCACGAACCAGCGAAGAAGTAACCAGAGAACCGTGCATTGCACTGAACAGAGAACCGCCAAATACGCCAGCAACGCCGAGCATATGGAAGGGGTGCATCAGAATGTTGTGCTCTGCTTGGAAAACAAGCATGTAGTTGAATGTACCAGAGATACCAAGAGGCATCGCGTCAGAGAAAGAACCTTGACCGAAAGGATAGACGAGGAATACAGCAGATGCTGCAGCGACTGGAGCAGAGTATGCAACACAGATCCAGGGACGCATACCAAGACGGTAAGAGAGTTCCCACTCACGACCCATATAAGCATAGATGCCAATCAGGAAGTGGAAAACTACGAGTTGGAAAGGACCACCATTATACAACCACTCATCGAGGGTTGCTGCTTCCCAGATGGGATAGAAGTGAAGACCAATAGCATTAGAAGAAGGAACAACTGCACCTGAGATGATGTTGTTACCATACATGAGCGAACCAGCAACGGGTTCGCGGATACCGTCAATGTCCACAGGAGGAGCACCGACGAAGGCGATGATGAAACAGATGGTTGCTGCAAGCAACGTAGGAATCATCAGAACGCCGAACCAACCGACATACAGACGGTTGTTAGTGCTGGTAACCCAATCGCAAAAGGATTCCCAGTTAGACACGCCAGAGCGTGACAGAGTTGAACTAGCCATTTTGAATAAGAATAAGTAAGACCATCAGGGACATGGTGGAGTTACTATTCCTCTGCACCCTAAGCAGAGGTATGAGAGACGTAATTTTGACTCCCTAGAGGTCTCGGTTTGCGGGGAGTAGTATAAAGGAAAAGCGATGTGCTTTACATTTGTTTACCTATTTATTATACAGGAGTTCGATTTTCCCGTCAAGACAAAAATTAGAGTATTAATACTCATAATTTAACTAGGTTTTGGGCATACTCGTAGGCATAGACCTCACGATTGCCCTTGATACCCCAACCTAACCAGTAGTAAGAGGGCACCATGTACTGTCTAACAGTTTGCCCATGACCTTCAAAATCAGGAAGAACCTTTTGGAATACAGATTCGTTGATCATGTAGCGAGTTTGACCTTCCAAACTGCTAGGGTCACAACCATACTTCTCACAGAACTTACCGAGATTATTATAGCGTCCTAGGGTTGTCCATTGAATAAGACCATAACCCCCGACACGGCAATCAGAGTAAGAAACTCTATCCCCTCCCTCGCATATGTTGGGAATGAACTTGCTCTCTTGTTTAATGTTACCCATGATTGTAGCAAGAGCGTTACGATCGGTGATTTGGGTGTGTTCTTGTAGTTGTTCGAGGACATATTTTTCGTTGGGACTACCGCCAGGTAAGGTCCATCTAGGTTCATATTCATCGACGGTAATCTCAACCACTGGCGGTGGTGCCTCAGGAACAGACTGGATACCTATAGTAAGAGCACCTGCTCCTATCGTAAGGGCACCAATAGTTGTTGCGATAGACATTAGTTTCATGAGACTACCTTCATAGTATAATGCATAAAAAACGGGGTGTCAACTGGATTGTGCCAGTTACCCCGTTGTCATGCGACGACGATATTCAGTTTTATTTATCTTTGTTTAGCGTGATGATAATACGATCGTTCTCGTAATCTGCTTTAAACTCTAAGGGTGTTTCTGGATTCCAGCATAACTCTTCATAAAGAGCGTTCAGGGTTTCCATGTCTTGATAGAGATCGGTCAGCATTTCCTATACAAAGAAATTATTTAGGTAGGGTTAGGTGCTTGGACTGGTAATGGTTGTAACATTCCGCCATCATGGTGATCATCATCATCTACGTCCTCATTCAATAGGGATGCGACTATAAATCCTCCTATGAGAGACGCTGCTATGACCAACATATCGTTCACCATACTCCAGGAATCAATTGTCCTGTAGTTGCGTATGCTCCGAATGCTGCAATAATACCAATCATTGCTGCCCAACCGTTAAACTTTTCTGCTTCAGGTGTCATTGTAAATCTCCTATAAAAATTTAGTGATAAAAGTGAGGGAATCATTAGATGCCGAAGGCACCAAAGAAAAAGATACTACCAGTAGTAGCATATGAAATAAGTGCTGCCACAAAACCGAGCATCGCTGTGCGACCATTCAGTTTCTCGGCACGTTCTGCATATGTTTCATAACCGTAGCGTTCTGCTTCGGTCTTGTCGATGTACATTTGCGGCTCGCGGGCGAACATATTGTTCTGACCATGTTCGTTGGTTGTAACGGTCATTGTCTTATGTAAAGAACTGTTACTATTATATAGCATTTCTTTACATTGTCAAGCCCCAATCAAAAACAATATTTCCTGAAACGCTGATTCTTTCTCCGTCACTAGTCTTCATTGCTACACTATGCGGCAATAAAGATGGGAATATCAGAGTATTCCCACGACTGTACTCATTGATTTGAAGATATTCAATGTGATCCGAATGCATAAAAAAGAATGGAGCATCATTATCACTACATGAAATGTATGCACTGAAGGAGTACAATGAATTATTGTGTTGATGCACTTGATGTTGGTCACCCTTTTTCATTCTATTCACCCACATCATAGGAATGAATAGTCCCTCTCTTGGCATGTTGTAGAAACCATACTCACGACAATGACGTGTCATCTTTTCATGAACCGTATTAGTCATCCAAGCAGAAAACCTTCTTGGAATACGCATCTTATACTCTTCCTTGATTGATATCGATTGATTATCACCAAGAGGAATTTTATTTTCTAATCCTTCATACGCACATTCAGTTAGTTCCTCAAATTCTTCAGGAGGAATCTGCTCACAAATTAATCCAATTTTATCTAAGAGAAATGTAGATAAGTTCATATAAAAAAGGGACGCATATAGCGTCCCAGATAAGGGTCAACTTGACTCCACCACCTAGTTAGTAAACTAGGAATATTTGCTTCTGTCGCGCCTAAAACCATTTAGTTTTAGATCTATTGGCAAAGATCAAGAGAACGTGATTACGTCCTTACCATATGTATCACCCAAGTCAACTGGTTGTGCTGCTTGGATATTATAGTCAGGATCATATTCATCAAAGACCCTATCTACTCCATCAAGTTTGAAAGAGAAGCGAGGAGGTTTAGGAAGTTGACGATCAACTGCCTTCATGCCTTGATAATGACGCCAGATTTCCATTTGGAGACCAGGGTCAACATCATTCTCCATTGCGTCTTTGACGCATTTTTCGAGTGCTTTGATTGCTTTTTGATAAGATGTCATGGTTAACCATTTCGTGTATTCAAAATCTTCCATGGCATAATCCAATTGAATTGAATTGTCTAGAAGATACATGTCTTTGTATCGTTTAGTCCATTCATCGAATTTTTGGATTCGGTAGTCAGGGTGCCCGTTTTCGAGCACCCCAACAGAGACATACCGATAGGGGAATCGTTCAAGAAGAACTTCAACTTTGTTCATAGAAGGAAGGTAGTGAGACCTGCGTATGCAATCAGTATAGCACACAATCCGCCAATGACTTTGTAGTATTTACGGATTGGAGTGCCGAAGTATTGCTGCCCAATCATAAGGCACTTGTGTGCTGGTGATAGGAGGTAACCAGCATACTCAGTGGCAAGGAACCAGACAAGATACTGAGGACCGAAGACCTTGATCAAGATGGATGCCATGCCAGCATACTTACCAGAGGAACCCATGATGAAAGCAGCGACTGCCGCCACCAGGGATGCTGGTAGTATAGCATCAACAGGTGCGTTTGCCAAGTATTCCTTGACAGGTCCGTTGAGTTGTCCAACGATGCCACTGAAGGCAAGGACGATCGTAGCAACGATAGCAAACTTACCATCGATCCAGCGTCCCCACTTCCAATCTTTGTAGATGATGCTGTAATAAGCACACATCATACCAAACCATGGGAAAAAGAAAATCGCACCACTCTTACCTGTATTCAGCAAGAGAATAACTGTAGCAATTAATGGAGCCCAACCTCTAAGGGCACGACGCCAGTTAAACTCACGAACATTCTGGAGAACATCTAAGTTGTTAGGGTCAACTTTGCTGAAGATATACCACCATGTGTATCCCACAGTGATAATCAGAGGAACAGCAACCATACCCAACCATGCTGAGTATGTGATACCCATGACTGCCATCGGAAGAACAACAGTTTTCTCCAGAGGAGACCACCAATAGTAATGGTGTGTAGATAGGTAATCAATCACACCGAAAGCAGAACGCTTTTTCTTATCAGGCGGGGCGATGGCATCAAGGAGTGGTGCTGAAAGAGCAACACGTCCAGGGATAGGTAAAATACCTCCCAGTAGGGAGGTAATCATAATCAGAACTCTATTGTCTGTAATGTATCTCTTAGCAAGAGAATACACATCTTCTAGCGCATGATACTCTCGGATGAAACCTCCAAGTATCATGATACCGAAGATGTAACCCATGTAAAGTTCGTTCTTTAGAACTGATTCAATCATAATAAAAAAGGTCTTGTTCAAGTTTAGTAAGGTGTCAAGTGTCACTTGCCTGTCAACAGCTTCATAAAGAATTTCGAGACAGGACGAGAACTTTTGTGTTGTAGTCATGTGCTTTTCCTCAATGGACCGTTTTGCCCTTAAGGGCAACGGGTCAGGAGGGAATCGAACCCCCGACAAACGCTTTAGAAGAGCGTTGTTCTATCCGCTGAACTACTGACCCATTAGAATCTTATGGGCAGAGTTGATAGACACATTGAGACGCTTAGCGTCTTCTTCAAATCCTCTCTCAGCGAGAGTGTGAAGTTGATCGATGAGTTGATCTAGATACTGTTCCTCAAGAGAGGTTTCAGTTTCAGGTTCAAAGTCGATGTGCATTGGTGTCCCTCAACTACCCTGTAAGTATAGCAGGTTCAGGGTCTTAGGTCAAGGGTTGAAATAATCTTTTCGCATGTACCTACCGAGTATGTTGCTGTTGTAGAAAGCAGGCGTTCCATCTGTCATAGCCTCCGTAAGTACGTTGTTGAGAAATAATTGTCGGGTCTCTTCAAAGTTTGTGAGACCCTTTGTTTTATGTAGGCTTAAAATGTCTCGTTTGAAGACCAGATTTCCGAGGAGTTTGCGATCTTCAGTAAGTTCACTAGAGCTTCCGTAGTATTTTTTCCAGTCGCTTTCACTTTTAACTCTCCTACCTCCACCTCTAGGTTTTCGTAATTGGTGAAAGTACTTCCTCCCGATGTACCTCTTACCAGTGAGTGTGTTTGTAATGCAATAGACAAAACCGAAATGGTCGTCAATGTCCTCAGATAGAAAAGGGTGTCCGTTAAAAATCCAGGGGTTTTCATAATTAGTCGGGGTCTCCGTCGTCGTCGTTTTGTTCAATGTAGCTACTCGCTGTCCTCTCGCTACTTTTATCTATGTAAGCAGAGGGATCAGCGTAAACTTCTGCCTTGAGTTCAGTGATCGCGATCTCAAGGTCATGAATGAGGGTCTTTAAATTTTTTTTATTCATAGACGATACTCTTGTATAATATCCAACACTCGATTGAGCATTGTGTGGGCACCATCATGCCAGTCACCATTCCTGGCACTCCAGGATCCATCGTATAATTCATTCTTTAACTTTAGAATCCGAACTTCGACTTCTTCTTTAGTCATAGAGTTTCTCACAATTTTTCTTGAAGCGATTTCCAATCCTGATCAAAGAGTTCTAAACCCTTGTCAGTGAGAATATGTTTATAGAGTTTGTAAAAGATGGGAAGCGGTAGAGTACATATATCAGCTCCCACTCTAAAAGCGTCGGAGACTTGAACAGGTTCTCTAATAGAAGCGGCAAGAACTTCTGTCTTGAGTTCATGAGTAGCGAAGACATCTGCAATCTCCTCAATAAGGTGAATTCCATCCCAGTGTTGATCAAATACACGACCAACGAAAGGAGAAACATATGTTGCTCCCGCTTTCGCAGCTAGTAATGCTTGTGCCGTGCTGAAAATTAGTGTTACGTTTACAGGTACATCGTCGTCTGCAAGTTCTCTACATGCTTTTAGACCTTCTATAGTGCAGGGAACTTTGATAGTAATGTTTGGTCCGATCTCCAGATAATCTTCTGCCATATCAAGCATTTCCTCTGCAGTATCTCCAACAACTTCAGCGGATACTGAAGCATTCCAAGGGAAGATAGAGGAAATTTCTTTGATTACTTGCATCGGGTCTTTACCCGCTTTCAGCATAAGACTGGGGTTTGTAGTAGCTCCATCAATTAAACCAGTCTCGAAGGCAGAGGCAATAAGTTCTGGGTCAGAACAGTCCAGAAATAGTTTCATGACTCTCCTGTATAGGTTGTACCTATTTAGGATAGCAAAAAAGGACCCGTTTGGGTCCTTTGTGTGGAAATCAAAATTTGATCTTCCAGGATTTGCTACCAAAGGGTTTTAGATTAACCCATTTAGCATAGTGTATGCCACGATAAGTTAAAAACGCGAACGTTTTATCTGGATCGTGTTTCGCTGGATCAAATTCTGGAAGGTCATATTCGAGTCTGACCTTCAGCATTTGTCCTACTCCTTATACTCTTTGTAAAAGGATAAGTTCTCCATAGATCATGCCGATGAATGCTACACATCCAACAGACACCAATCCGACTGTTTGTAGTGCTAACATGTCTACCTCACTTGATATAGACATGTCCACGATAGCAATAGGTGCCATGGGCATCCTTTTGCTCAGCACAGTTTACATCGTACTTGACACCACGGTATGTGGTATGAAAGATCTGTGCGTCGTGAAGGGCAGATGCTTTATTGATCTGCTTTCTAATGAGATTGAGGGTGTTCATAATTGACTCCTGAAATAATAGGGTGATTAACCTTCTCTCCTCTCGGAGGATCCGTTACCCGTTCCTTCAGTCGTTTGCGTCCCATGGACACTCGGGGGTTGCTTCTTGAATTACTTCAATAAGCTCTGTCCTGATTGCTGCTTCCATATGCTCATGTTTGCTGATACGCTCGATCATTTCGATAGCATCAGCACAAGCAATATTAGAATAGAGTAATAACTCAAACATGGGATGAACGCTCCGTTCCGCGACTTACTTGCGTCCTAGATTAGCATACTATCACACTGACCTTCTACCTTCGACTTAAGATAACCAATAAGGTTATACTTGGTGCGACGATCTAAGTTGTCATCCATAAGGATTTCAACTCTTCTCTGTAGAAACCTTTCACAACTCATGTGCCACCCATAAGGTGACCCGTCATTATGATGGGCAAGGGTCAATGCCAGTAAGATACTAAACATTGGATGAACGTATAAGTTGTAGCGACTAATACAGTATTGCTACATTTATATTTATACCATGAATTCACAATAAATGTAGTTCAATCTGATACCGTTTTACGATTTCTGTTTAAGTATTTGTCAGATTCTACATCAGTGATAAGGGTCATACCAGATTCAATAAAATCTTTACCCTTATCAACACTGTGTCGAGTGTTACGTTCTTGCTGTTGTGCTTTTTTCTTTTCCATTTCCCAAAGGTCTTCTGCAAAGGGGTTACCAGGTTGGTCTGTCTTATCTAAAAGATCATCCCAACCATGTTCTGCTGCATCATAGATAGCATCTTCACAAAGAGAATCCAGCGAAGGTTCCTGCTGTGACATCTTGTTTAATTCCTCCGACGACATACGATTCAATCTCCGTTTCCTGAGGTGCGTTTTGTTGTCCCTTAGAATTGAGCCAGTGCTCAGTCCAAGGAAGAGGATTGTTCTTTGCAGGAATGTCGTAAATCGGTTTGATACCGACTGCCTTCATCCTACGATTTGCAATCCACTCAACATAGTTATACAACAAACGATCGTTAAGTCCAATCAAACTACCATCTCTGAAAAGATAATTAGCCCACGCTTTCTCTTCTTCTACAGTACGCTTAAACATTTCAGTGACATATGATTGCTCCTCCTGAGCAATCAGTTTCATTTCTGGGTCGTCTCCTTCTGACCATTTTCTGAGGATATTTTGCGTGATAACCAGGTGTTGGCTTTCATCTCTAGCGATAAGAGAGAGAATCTTAGCCGAGCCCTCCATAAGTTTATTCTCGCCAAAAGCAAACGAGCACGCAAACGACACATAGAAACGGATTCCTTCGAGGATATTGACATTAGCAATTGCTCTATAGAGTTTACGCTTCAACTCACGGCGTTCCCATTGTCCACCCTGGTGACCTTCTCTTGCAAGATCCCACATAGTGCTGCCATCATACTGATGAGCATGTTCGATGAAACTATCATACGATTCAGTAACTGATGAGGCACGAGACATTACATTCTCATCATCCAAGATAGTGTCAAAGACATCACCAGGATTAGAATATACATTCTTAATAATATATGTATAGGAACGACTATGGATCATCTCCATAAATTCCCATACTGTCATACATGCTTCTAGTTCAGGGAGTGAGCAGTAAGGGATAAAAGCCATCCCAGGACCGCGCCCTTGTACAGAATCCAGCATGATTTGGTATTTAAGATTGCTGGTAAAAATGTGCCTTTGCTGTTCCGATAAAGTTTGGTAATCACTGCGGTCCTTTTGTAATGATACTTCTTCTGGTCTCCAGAAATATCCCAGTTGCTGCTGGGTCAATTTGTCAAATACAGGATACTTATATTCGTCATATCTTTGGACACCAAGAGGTTGCCCAAAGAACATAGGTTGATTTTTTGTGTCTACTTTGGTTTTGTTAAATACGGTCATTCCTTCTACTTCAGATTTTACAGGACTCGCAGTCATCTTCCTCTTCTGTGATAAGTTGGTCAATTAAATTATCTACGGATGGAGTTTGTTCAACCTCTTCTCCGTCTTTCTTATTATCATATGTGTTTTGATAATAAGATGTCTTCCAACCATACTTGTAAGTGGTCAAAAGATCTTTTGCCATCTCAGAAACAGGCACTTCATTATCAGAATAATTCTCTGGATTGTAACTCCAGTTACCACTAATTGCCTGATCAAAGAACTTCTGCATTACGGCGGTAACTTTGATGTATCCGTCGTTGTTGTGCATGTCCCAGAGGAGGGTGTATGCTCCCTTGAGGGTTGTATAAGATGGCACAATTTGCTTAAGAGGTCCTTTCTTTGATTTCTTAACGGACAAGTAGTCGCGAGGCGGCTCGATTCCATTGGTAGCGTTTGACACAACGGAGCTGCTCTCCGAAGGCATCTGTGCGGACAACGTGCTGTGCCGTAGTCCGTACTCAACAATCCGTCCCCTGAGATATTCCCAATCACATGAAAGATCATTCGGTACAATTTCGTCCACTTCCTTCTTATATGTATCGATAGGAAGTATTCCATCAGCGTATTTGGTTTTACCAAAATAACCGCAAGGACCCTTCTCCATTGCCATACGATTAGACGCTGTTAGAAGAGCAAACTGGAACCTCTCAGTGAGTTTATGAACGAGGTCATGCGCCTTCTGCGAATCATAGTTGGCACCATGCTTAGCAAGATAATGTGCCAGACCAATGAACCCAATACCAAGAGAGCGACGATTCTTAGTGCTATTCTCTGCTGCCTTAACAGGATATTGCTGATAGTCAATCAGAGCATCCAGACCACGAACTGCCAGTTCACACAGTTCATCCAGTTCATCAAGAGACTTCAGTTTACCAACGTTGATAGCAGACAGGATACACAAAGCAATCTCACCCAACCCATCAATATGATTGATAGGATCAGTCGGAAGAGTAATCTCCTGACAAAGGTTAGACATAGTAACCTTATCCTTAAAGGACGAGTGAGTATTACAGTGGTCAATATTCATAATGTAAATACGACCAGTCTCTGCTCTCTCCTTCAGGAGACTAAGAATGAGTTCTTGAGCGCCGATAGTCTGTCTTGGAATAGAGAGATCTGATTCATAGTCCACATAGAGACTATCAAATGAATCAGTACCAAAAGCATCATAAAGACCTGGCACGTCGTGAGGACTGAAGAGGGAGATGATACCGTTGGAGATGAATCGCTCATAGAAGAGTTTACTGAACTGAATACTGTAGTCTAACTTACGGACTCGGTTGTCCTCAGTTCCTTTATTATTCTTTAGGACGATGATGTCTTGGATTTCTTGGTGCCAGATTGGAAAGTGGACAGTAGCTGATCCACCTCGGATTCCATTTTGAGTGCAGCATCTGACAGTTGCCTCAAACTTTTTGAGAAATGGAATAACGCCTGTGTGCTGAACTTCACCGCCCCTGATTTTAGCGTTGATACCCCTGATTCTGCCTGCGTTGATGCCGATACCAGCACGTTGTGCAACGTAGTGACCAATAGCCATGTCGCTACTAAAGATGCTATCGAGGGTGTCATCAACATCAACAAGAACACAGCTCGCAAATTGTCGAAGTGGAGTTCGCACCCCTGCCATGATAGGTGTGGGAATGTTGAGTCGGTGTTTGGAGATTGCGTCATAATACTTTTTGACGTATTCGAGACGATAGAACTTATCATCATCTTGGAACAGTGTCGCTGCCACCATCATATACATGAACTGGGGCGTTTCGTAAACTTCGCCACTGCTTCTATCTTGTACAAGGTATTTATCTGCTACTTGTCTAATGCCAGCATATGTAAACAAATAGTCTCGGTCATGATCCATGAAACTATTCAGTTTCTCCCACTCCTCCTCAGAGTATTTGCTGAGAATACCATCATCATAGACGCCCATGTCCACACACTTTTTGACATGCTCTAGTAAAGGAGGGTGCCCATCAGGATGACCATTGTACACTGCCTTTCTCAAACTAAACAAGAGAAGACGAGCAGCAACAAACTGATAGTTTGGAGACTCCAGGGAAATCAAATCATTTGCCGAACGGATCAAGATTTCTTGAATGTCCGAAGTCTTAATACCATCAAAAAATTGCAGGTTGGCATTCATCTCAACCTGACTCTCAGAGACACCTGCAAGACCTCTACAGGCGTGTTCTGCCATTGCATGGATCTTATCAAGGTCTAGGGGTGTTTTCTCACCACTACGCTTGATTACATGAATTTCTTTCATACCTTTTTCCATTCAGTTAATTTAATGTGTGCCTCTAAGCCTGAGTATGTGTTGAATTCTACCAGAGATTGAACGTTATGTCCAGCGATATACATGTCATTGAGATCTTTCTCTTCTAGATTATCTGGCCAAATAACGACTTCGTATCCCTTATCAATTGTTTGACTAATACGGTCGATGATTTGTTTGTTTCGCTGTTCATTATCATAAACAAAGACAGCATCTCTCCCTTCAAGCAAGTTCCAATCTACATCAGCACCTGCCATGGCGATTGCGTTATCTATGTATAGACTATCGAATGGTCCTTCGGTGACATAGATCGTTTTGTTGAAATCAACACGATTTAGTCCATACACTTTTGGACGATTCTCGTCCAACATGATAGTTATGTATCTGAGTTTGTCATCTGGTCGGAGGGATCGTCCTTGGAATCCAAACCATTCGTTATCTCTTCCGATGAACGGGATAATGATTCTAGAGTGATCGCGAGTGACCTCTTCAAAACATGGTTTTTGTGTGTTAACCCATGTACAGAATCTTTCTGCGTAGAAAATTTCTTTAAAAAATTGTTCAGGGATTTTTCTGCCAAGTAGATATCCTTTTGCTGGGTGATCACTATTTAGATCGGCAATCGATTGTAGTTCACCTTTTTTCTTAAACTTAGGTTTCTCAAATTTTGGTTTGGGAACATAAGATCCTTTACCTGTCGTTCCACTCTTGTATCTCTCCATGATATATTCATCATAGAGATCAGGTGCCTGATCCTTAAGAAAGTTTGGCAGCGTTCTACCTACGCCACAGTTATGGCACTTGTATACCATATCCGCTTTGAGGCGAAAGAAATACCCTCGTGCCTTGTTACGATGCTTCTGAGAGTCACCGCAATAAGGACACCGAAAATTATATAGTCCGTTCTTCTTTCTAGAAAACTTATCTAGACGACCAGAAAGAAGATTGACGTAATGCTCATCTACAAATTCAGACAACTCGATGGATCGCTGGTGCGTCCATCATACTCGTTTGAGTGGAGGTTGTCAAGGTTCTGTAAATAGGAAATGCAATCTGTGCCACCAGACCTAGCGTTGCTAGCACAGCACCTGCACCAATTACAAACCTTTGGTTAGCATCTACTTTCTTTTGTATTCTATCGATTCTGTCATGAAGGACTTTATGATTCTTCTCTTCTTGACCCTTCATCTCTTCGATCATTTTAATAATCAATAGATTAGATTTATCACCTTCTTCCAATCGGTTCTCATGCCTCTCCAACACAATAGAGATTTTATTACTATTCTCTGAAAGTGTTGTTAAAGCACGTTCTAACTTATCCAACATTTCTTTGGATAAGTCTTCGTAAATATCTAACTTGCTTTCTAGAACAGCAAGTTTACCTAGACCGAATGCCATATCAATTCTCCTCTGGCGGAGCTTGACCTGCAGCAGCAGACTTTTTCAACTGTCTGGTCTTTGTCTGTAATCTTTTTTGAAGTTCCTGCTTCTTCATCGCTGCTCTCTTTCTTTCAGCACGAACTCTTTCATCTGCCATTTCTTTAGCATCTCTAGCACCGTCCGCCTCTTCGCCCATAATATTTCGCATGTGCTTTGTGCGCTTGTCCATAAAGAACTTACCTGCTGCTGCTGGCAGTACCCTTTCAATTTCAATATCTCCTCTATGTCCAGGAGCGATAACCATACGAAGTTTTCGTGCTAGTTCCGCAGGAGAAGATGCATACACAATAGTCTCACCAACTTCAGGGAGTTTTACCTTGTATTGAAACAACCTAGATGGTGCCTTAGGATTTTCCTTAGATTCACTAAACGATTCGTTCGTATTGCCGCCAGCAAGTTTAACTTTGGTCTTTTTTAATTTCTTGCGAAACTTCATAATCGGATCGAAACCCGCATTGGGACCTGTAGCAGGAGCACTCCCGCTAAATCCACCAGTGCCAGCAGTCATCATGGTCATATCCTTTCTAGTTGTTCTAAGATTTCTCCCTGAATTTCTATTTCAGGTAACATTCCTATGGGGTATTTATTCAAGTATACCAAGAACGTCTTTAGTATACCCCAATACTCTTGTTCAAACTTAAAAAATAATAGCGGAGTCGCTGCTTCGCCAAAAACATTATACAAAATTATTAGATGATTTATAATTAAATGAATCCTTAATGGACCTCTTCGCAGATAACGCTTCAAGAGTCTTTTCAGATACTTGAAGCGTTTCATGTCTTCATCAAAGTCATCGCGTGTTACGCAATGAGGGTTTTCATAATGTTTAATGGCGAACAGAACGTAGTTAGACTCATTCAGTTCGTCAAATTTCATTAGCTAACTGTCAGTGTTGCTACGTCGGAGATTACCTCTTCAGCACCATTGTCGGAGTTGACTTTAACGCGATACTGGTATCCGTTTTCGTCAGTGGTAAGACCTGTAAGTGCCAGAGATGTGCTGGTTGCACCAGAGATATTGCTGAAGCGACCAGTGCTGCTGGTGCGGCGCTGCCATTGGAAGGTAGCGGTGCCAGAGTTGGTAACGGTAACAGCGACCAGGAAGGTTGCTGCGCCACCAGATGCAGTCTTGTCGGTGTTATTGGTGGTGAATGCAATCGTGTTGGTTACGTCTGCTGCGATGGTGTCGTCGCTCAGGGTCTCATCAGCGTTAGCCTCAGGATTCGTGAGGAACATCAGGTGCTCTGCACGGTGACGGGTTGCACCAGATACATCAGTATAGGTGTGATATGCCCACCAACCAGGAGCAGTGATGCCACGAGATTTGTTCTCATCAAGACCTGCTTCAGTTTCGTCAACAAAGACGATTGTTTTTGTTACAGACCCACCGCTGTTACCAATAGTAAGACCGACAGCGGTCTGGTTAGCAGTGGAGTCAACTCTTCCGTATAAAGACATTGTTTCTCCGACGTTGTATTCCGTATTAGTTATTTATAAATCATTCACCGTCACGAGTGACCAGTGCTTTCTTCACTGCTTCTAACAGTTTATCGTCAGCAGTTGTCTTCGTGAGTTTGACTGCTTTCTCCAGAACCATGATACAGATATCAATCAGTTTTTCACCAAGTTCCGCATCATCAGGAATCTTGGAAACTGCATCTGCTACAATCTTTTTAGCAAATGGGAGAAGGAAAGATACTAACATAATTTTTGCCTATAAAGGGGTCTATCCTATATATGCTCAGTCACCTCTATAACGTGATCCAGGTCTTGGACCCGTTGCATCAGTCATCTTTTCAGCATCAGTTCTAGTATCCTTCTTCGCATTCTTAGCAGCATTTCTCATTTGAGCAGCACGTTGCTTTTCGCGATCACCAGGTTGATATGGTTTTCTCTTCGCTGCTGCTTCGCGAGAGATTTTCATCTGATCAGCAATTGATAGTTCCTTTCTTTCTCCAAAGATTTCTAACGATTCTTTGTACGACTTCTTCTTAACTTTACCACCTTTCGATAATTTCAATGCAGCCATAGATGAATCTGGTGCTCCAGAAGAGATAGGTGGTTTAGACATGGTAGAACCACCTCCACCACCTTTTCCACCAGGAGCAGGTTTAGACATACCACCGAGGATCTCATTAACTTGCTCAACTTCTTCTTTCTTGACCTTACCGCCCTTGGAGAAACCAAGAACTTTGTTGTCTGGTTTGCCCATTGCCTTATTCAACATCTGACGACGCTGACCTAATTTACTAGCAAGACCACTATGGTTAGGCATTTGACCACTGCTGCTGGAAGTAGGTTTGCTACCACCACCAAAGAGACCTTTGAGGAACTCTTGAAGTTGTTCTTCGTTCAACGTCTTCGCGTACTGAAGTTCGTCGAATGTCAGGAGGTTTTTAATTTCAGTTTCTGCGATTTCTTGATTGCCTTCTTCTGAAACTTTTTCCTGACTGTCATAAGCTAATTCCTCCGTAGATACTGTTTTTTCATCACCAAGATCTTCTTTGCGACGTTTCTTTTCGCATTTCTGACAATCACAATCCTCACCATGGTTCTTCTTTACTTCACCACCCTTAGAGTAGGATCCGCAAGAACCTTCCATGACATCATCTTTTTTAGGATTGATCTTGATCTTGGATTTTTTTTCTTGTAGTTCGTTAAAAGATAACATCATTTCCTCGCGTCGTGGTCTACCATTTTATCGAAACGCTCTTTCTCTTTTTGACGAGAGATTGCGCTTACAATCTTACCAGACTTGTCCTGTGCCTTAGAACCTTCCTTAGTACTCATTCCTTTACTAAGTGCTTCACGACTCAGGTTACCTGCTCTGCGATACATCTTGTTTTCTTTCTTTTTATCGATGGGCTTGTAACCCTCTTCGATAACGTTCTCGATCTCTTCGATAGAGAACAAACCAGACTCATGCAGATGTGCAATCTTATCGTAGTCTTCGTTCATACGCTTAGCGAGTTTGTCGCTACCGCTAGATACGGCACGAGCAGTCTTACCAACCGCTTTCTTCAGACCCTTCTTAACTGCACCACCAATCCTGCTCAAGAGACCAGGACCCTTCTTCTTAGACTTGATACGCTCTCTTGCTTCAGAACCTGCGTCTCTTTCCCCGCCACCACCAGAGGAAGAACTGCTACTGGAGGTGCCTCTGGTATCCTTCAGCAGTGCGTCTAACTTACCACCTGTACCATCGTCATCTTTCTTATCTTCTTTCTTCTTAGGAGTTCTCTCCATTGAAGCACGCTTCGACTTAATACGAGCCGCTTCAAACTCACCCTTGGCATGACCAGCAGCACGAGCACCAGCACCGATTGCTTTCTTAGCAGCACCCTTAACGCCTGCCTTAACTGCACCTGCTGCCTTCTTAGCAGCACCCTTCATACGCTCAACGCGAGAGGGGCGTTGTCTCTTAGCAGCATCCTTGGATGCCTTGACTGCAGAATCATAATACTTATCACTTGCCTCAGTAAGTTCTACTGCTTCCAGTTCTTCACAGATCTCAAGCAGATCCTCTTCATCAACAGCAAGATCTTCGATTGCTTCTACAAAGAAGTCAACCAGTTGCTCATCGGTAAGTTCATCGATTTCAGCACCATGCTCTTCAAGCAATGCTTCTTCCTCTTCGGAAAATGCAAATGCTTCTTTCTTCATTTTTTTCTTGACTTTACCACCCTTGGAGAATCCCAACAGACTGTTGCCCATTGACTTGCCAAGAAGACCACCAATACCAGTGCTAGCACCCTTCATGAATCCGCCTTTCTTACCCATGTTCATGAGTCCACCAGCGATACCGCCGAGGAGTTCCTGCAGTTGCTCTTCGGTCAGTGCCTCAACATCTACACCTTCAGTATCAAACCATTCCAGAATCTCATCAACATTATTGTCGAGATACTCCCATGCTTCCTTACGGGTTTTTACCTTACCACCTTTGGACTTACCAGGAACGGTTCCTCTAGTATAACTAGCAGGGTTTCTTGCTAACAAACGAGCGTTATTGGTAAATGTTTTACCGCCACCAGCATCAGTTTTACCGCCAGTAAGTCCAAGGGGATTACCACCACCAGGTTTAATACCCATTTGACTACCACTCATTCCCATATTTCTCATCATACTGATAGGCATCATCTCATCGATTTGCTCAGTCTCTTCTTTAGCAATCGCTGCCTTTACAGTTTTTCTTCGGTTCTTAAGATAAGAGTCACTACTATCTACCTTCCCGTCATTATTGACATCGGAATCTTCCTTGCCAACAGGATCTAATTTTTTCTTTTCATCGAACTGCTGAACCTTCTTCAGTGCAGCAGACATATCAGGTAATTCGTTTAAGTTCATCTTACTCAGTAACCTTGTCCTTTTTATTTATCTTCTTTATGAACTCACCAGGAGTTAATTTTCTCATGTAGTTTGCTAATTTATCTGTACCCATTTCACCAGCAGGAGTGAAATTAAAATACTTGATATCATTGCGCTCTACCAGATCTTTCAACCAGGAACGAAATACATTATCATGCTCATCAATATAGATGACATAATTGCTACCACGACTAACGACTTTACCAATGATCCCTGTGTTAAGATTTTCAAGAAAACATCCTACCTGAAACATATCACTATCAAAGTATGCTTCACGAAGACCTTGAGGATCTAACTTAGGAGCAATCTCATGAACAGCATAAGATGCTTCAGCAAAATCATCGTAAGATTCTTCTACTTGCATAGATTGACGAAGTGTCAAGTATAATGCTTCTCGATCTTTCTTAGACAAGTCTTTAGTAAGACCGTCATCAAATGTATCAAAGTCTCCTTCGACTGCTGCCTTACGCATCTTAGATGCAGACATACCCTCCACACCATCAGCATCAGGATCACGTCCACCTGCAGATGTTACTTTGATTTCATCGAATGTATATAACTTGCCGTTGTATTTTGTTGCGAGCGAATTGAACTCAGAAACCCTGTCGCCTCCCACCACAATATTAACTGAACTATACCCGTCAGAATCGAGGGCGGTGAGAACATCAAAAATAGTACGCATATTGTCGCTATCGACAATCGCATTGGCATGATCAGGGTAAGCCAAGCGCATGAATTTAATTTTAGTGCCTGGGTCGAGGGGATTCTTCTTAGGATCCTGCGACCTTGAGGGGTATATTCTATACTCTCCTCCATTGGATTTTGCCTCTTGTGCTACTTTTGCTATGAGACGTTCATGTCCAACAGTAGGTGGATTAAATCTTCCAAATGTAACAGATATTGCACCTTGATCGACCTTACCCGAGCCATCTGCAGTTTCTTCTCCTCCATTCTGCTGACGTTCTCCTGTGTCTGATCCTGGTGTTAATTTTACAAGCTTTCCATCCTTACTCATATGGGTTACATTCCCCGAAGGGTCTGCATATCTACCGTAACCAATATGCTTAAGATTTAATTTCTCTGCAGATTTTGCTGCGAATGATTTCTCGGCTTCGTTTAGAAAAGCACTAAACTTTTTCATTCTTCCAATTCTTATTAAGGTTGAAGTTTGCTTTACTAAAAGTCAGTCGGTCTACTAGTTTTACTGGGTTATCAGAAACAGTTACAAACCCTTCGTGTTGAGAGGGATGTCCATCGATGTAGCAATCAACTGTTCCATTAACGACAATAGCATCGAGTAGACGCTGTTTCAGTTGGAAGATTTGGTGCCACACCTCTAAAGTTGTAACATTAATCTCACACTTGTATTTATCATCTAACGTAGAGTAGATTACATCCATAGAAGGCAGACTACCAATACGAATAAATGCGTTGATATTCTTGAGAATATGAGGACGTGCCTTCTCGCTAGGCACCTTACAACGGGCAAGACGATACATAAATTTAATCCAGTTGAATCCTACCTTCTTACGAAGCACAGCATGTGCTTCTTCGTGTCCTAGGAACTGAGTGCCAAGTGCAGAAGGAAGACTAACGCCACCCCGCCCCACAGCATTCGGAGAAATTTCGTCATAGTAAGTATGTGGAGCAAGGATAATATCACGACAAGTTTTAGAGGAAAAGCGATACTCCACAGTATTAGGGCAGTAAACACTGCCGCCACCGACCCCGATCCAATCAGCTTGGATAATGCCAGAGAGGCGAGGCAGATGGCACAGACATAGACGAAGGATGTCCGCAACATTCCCCTTATAATATTTGTCGATGTCTTCCTGGTCGTAGCAGATTTTGACTTTGACTTTGTTGAAGACTGACTTTGTTCCCACGAAAAATTTGCCATTACGAGGATCAGTACCGAAAACAATAGCAGGAGCACCGTCCCACTTCACAGAGAGACGAACACCAGAATAGATCTCACGAAGAGCATTGAGCAACTGACCACGACCCGTGAAGATAAGATCTTCCAGGTGATCTAGGTGAGTGTTGGGCAAGGATTCCTCTGTCTCTATACCGTTATTATAGCAGGTTAAAGTCGAGTCCATAATGTAGTGTGCCAGTTTAGATACTGAACATACCTGCCTGGGCTTCCAGGTAGTTCCTTGGATAAAACTTATATACTTTCATACCAGCAGACTTACCACTAGCAACCTCAAGTTTATATCTGATTTGCATGATGAATGCATCTTTACCTGGCATTTTCTTACCCTCTTCATCAGCAAGATAAATTTCAATCTTTGGATCGCCAGATGGTTTCATTTCACAAACAAATCTTTTACCAATCAAAACAGTTCTAAATGCTCTGTCTGCTACTCTTGTCTTTACCTGACCATTTCCTGCAAATTTTACAAGTTCGGTCTTAACATTTCTCGATAATCCAAAGATAATATAATCAGCAAACTTCTTCTTGACATCATTCTGATTAGGATCATTCAATCCTTTATGAAGTTTCTCTTTTGCATATTCATACACAAGTCGAGCAGATGCTTTTAAATTATCTCCACCACCAGTTCTTTGTGCTTGATCTCTACTCGTATACTTTTTAGTATATACTTCCTTGTCAAAGAATTCACTTAACTGCTTTTCATATTTTGGTCCGATCTCTCTTACATCCAATCCCATCTCAGCAAAGATATTTACAAACTTATCAAACCCAAGACCAGATACTTGGTGAAATTGTTCACCGCCAGTAACCTTCAAAGAGTAATCAATATTTCGGAATCTTCTATCTGGATTAGTAGGAGAGTTAACTTCTACCTTAACGTCTGCTTTTGTTCCCTTCTGATCTTCTGTACCAGCAGCAGTAATCTTGATAATGTCTTCTCTATTATTAATTGACAAACCTCGTGCCTGAGCATTCAGTCTAGAGTGACCATTAGCAAAGTTTACAGCACCTGTTCTAAGGTCACTAACTTTCGACCAATTATTTCTAGTAGAAAGAAATGCACTTGCTTTCTTTGGAATAGAAACGTTGACAGTCACAGTGTCAATAACTGCACTACCAACATCATTTACCTTCCTTGTAAATCCTTTCTTCATCATCTCAGTCAGCACCAGGTCACAATCAGATGCTGTAATCTTAGGTAGAACTTTTTCAGTTTTACTCTTTGCACGTTTAATAAACCGTGCTGCTACGGCAGCAGCAAAGAATGCTTCAAATAAATCCCCTCTATTAGCATCAATCTTTTCTGCTGCCATTGTTCTTTTTGACTATTTATTAACTATGGAGAGTTTTCCATACTGCCTCAATGTGCATGTTACCCTTAAAGTAACCAGCAACGATCACACTAAGTGTCGCTGCTATCACTCCCAGAAACATTAGACTCGGCACTATCGGGTCCTTCGGTAATGTCGTGCTCGATGATGTATTTTCTAGTTCTGTGTCCTTTGTAGTCGAGGGTTTCGGTTCGATACCATCTTCCATCAACCAGCTCCGCTATGCTCGTTAGCAGGTTCTCCGCTATCGCTTTGTTGCTTGCTTGCTTCCACCTTGGAATGGTGTTGTAGTCGTTCTGGGTCATCTTTAGGTGCTTGCGAAGGGACGAATGGATTTCGGGATCTATTTTTGATGACAATGAAGGCATCTTTATTGTACTTACGGGTGCCTTTGACAGGTGCCCACTTAGTGCCTGCACCTTCAATCTCATAGATTTGAGTGCCAGCAATTTCTACAGCAACATCGTCACCGTAGTCCCAACCTAGTTTCTCAAGTGCAATAGCAAGTTCTCCTAGCATCTTGCCAGGATAGATCAAAGATTCTTCACTCATTAAATTCTCCAGATTGTTTGTTAAAACCAAACGGTCCTTCTTTTTCTTTCTTTTCCAATGCAAGTTTCAGTGCAAGACCACCTACCGCTTCCATGACTTTCAAGACTTGCTCAGGTTTTACATCTTCACCAAGTTCTTTGGCAACATACCAATACTTTGGCCAGAATGTTTCTCCTGCCTGTTGATAATCTTCAAGTGTGAGTAGTTTCATTTTCCAACTCCATAATCAGGTGCGTTTTTCTTTTCAAGTTCGCGAATGGTTTGATGCAGTCTTTCTACTGCGGCACGAACTTCATCAGTCTCTTCCCACTCAAAGGTGTCTCCAGACTTGGTTATATGTTGTTTTTTAGTCATACATCTCCTTCTTTACGGTTTTCTGAAAAATGAACGTCAAAAGTTCCTGCAGGATATCGAGCAGAGAGTTTCTCTACATTCATAGCAAGAACTTCATCGAGACTGATATTCAGACTGATACATGCTTGAGCAACATACCACATGATGTCACCGAGTTCACGCTTCAGATGAAACAGATTATCTTCGTTGACAAGTTTGCCTTGAAAGACAATCTTCTTTACCACTTCGGTAAACTCACCTGCCTCAGCACACATACCTACAGAAGCAGTAAGCAATCGCTCGGCAGGAAACTCCTCGCCTTCGAGTTCTTGAAGACGATAAATGAATGCTTCATGGTCTTTCGATGGTTCCGACGTAACGGCATCTACAAACTCCAGATACTTGTTAGGGTCAATCATACTTTAGATCTTGAAATGTTTTCTTTGCTGTAAATCGTTTTACGAGATCGACTTTCTCGCTTTCCTGCCCAGAATCTTGAAGATCTTCCTGTGCAGATTCCTCCACATCATACAACCTCATCTTCGCTCTGTCAATACCTACACAGAATCTTTTGTTCATTGTCGGATCATTGTACCTGTTCTTGAGTTGCTTGACCATAATCTGGTTCATACCCTCAAGTTCTTCCGTGCTAATAAGGGCAAACATAAGATCAGCAGTAGCAGGAAGACCAAAGGACTCACTAGTGTCAGTAAGATCAACATCAGTGCTACCATAACCTGAACGAGTGGTCTGTGTAGCAGAGACAATAGGAACTCCACACTGACAAGCAAAACCCCTAAGTTCTTCTGCGATAGATTTAACATAGGTGTACGAGTTGACAACGCTACTCTTATATCTTTCGGACGCACAAATATTAAGGTAATCCACAAAGATAATATCGGGTTTGATAGACCGCTTAAGAGCAAGATCACTAACAAGAGATTTAAAATGTCCAACATGTGCAGATGCTGTTGGGTATTCTTTAATTATAAGTTTGCCCTGAGTCTTCTTAGCAAGAGTTGCAATCTTCTTATCGAACATTGCCTTAGGAAGTTCTGCTAGTTTTTGGATCGGGACGTTGAGTAGATTCGCATCAATGCGTTCAGCGATCTTCTCTTCTGCCATTTCCAGTGTGATATAAAGGACGTTCTTGCCTTGAAGGAGTGCTGCAGCGGCGCAGTGACACATAAACAAAGACTTGCCCACGCCAGTGCCAGCGAGTGCGATGTTAAGACTTTTGTTAGAAAGACCGCCCTTCGTAATCTTATTAAAGAACGAAAGATCGAAGGGGATTTTGTCTTCTTTTCTGTGGTAGAACTCATAGCGTTCTTCTGCGTTTGAAACGTAATCGTGACCTACATTTTGATCAAACGTAACCCCAAGAGCTTCCGAAAGGATTTGAGGAATAGCGCCTTTATCCCTCTTGGTATCCTGTCCGTCAGCAATCTTGACAGATTCCATAAGAGATAGGTAGATCGCACGCTCTTGACACCACTTTTCTGTAGTATCAACGAGCCAATCGTGGTCTGTGGGATCATCGGAAAGGACATTCAAAACTCCAATAATATCTTTGAACTGATCCTCGGTGAGATCAATTCGTTCTTGGCATTCTATACCAATTGCGTTCAGACTGGGTAGTGCATCATACTGACTCACATACTCATGAATTTCGAGAAAGATAACCTTATGAGATCGATCAGTAAAATAATCAACCTTCAAGAAAGGCAATACCTTCCTCACATATTTCTCATTATAGAGAAGATTACTGAGGATTGTGACTTCAAGATTCATAGGTAGTGCAAATACGATCCGATAATGTACTTCTCGTTTGACACAGGAGGAAGTCCTGCGTGTCTAAACATCCAAAGAGGTGGGAATATCAAGAGTTTACCACACCTGGGTGTGATTTTCAAGTCAAGTTTAGGGAAATATGTCTCACCACCTTCCGATACATCATTTAAGTATATGAACATAGCCAACATTCTACGAGAAGTTGGGTGATCCTGAACATCAACATGATCTTTAAACTGATCATGCCCATCATTTACATATCGTTTCATACGAAATTCTTCATATGAAGAATTGAATGGAAAATCAGGACCACAATCAAGTGAAGTGACATACTGTTCAATGTATTCATCAAAGACATTCATAATAGTGTCATGATGTTTCACCCATAGAATGTCATTTTCTTTATATGGTCTGGATATGTTTAAGTGCGTGAAGGCAGGTCGCTGCTCTCGATCAATATACTCGCTGTTGGATTTAGAAAATGCTTCGATGATAGATTTACATACATCTGGAACAAGAACATTATCATACGTTCTAACATAAGACTCAAGTTCCATAACGAAATTCCTTTGCTGCAGCTTCGTCGAGTTGTTCCATCACTTCGGGGGTGAAATACTTCTGCGGATCAGAGAGAATAGACTTAGGATAAACAGTAGATTCACCAACGACGATGCGATTCCCACGCTTGGTGAAGACTCCGTATTTCTCACCCAGTTCCAGTAGTCCGTAATACCTGTCAAGTCCACGATCGTAATAAAGACGTGTTTCAACTTGTGAGTTCTCCTTTGTTAATCGAGATTTCTGTGCTTTGCATTTGATAATATTACCAACAATCTCCGTACCATCCTTTTCCTTCTTCTTTGATAGATATATAATTGTCGATGAAGCGTATTTGAGTCCACTTCCTCCTCCCATTTCTTTTGTGGGAATATAACTTCCGATTACATCATATGTATGATTGGTAACAAGCATTGGAACGTTTGCCTTACCCAATTTGAGCGTTAGCACACGGAAGGCACCCTTGATCAACTGACTCTTAGTCATGTCACGAACCTGCTTGTCAGCAGCAACGTCTGCAATCTCCTTCTCAGTGGAGAGCATACCCAGAGAATCCAGGACAAACATCAGAGGTTTGCGGTCAGCAGCATCCTGCTCCATATACTTGTCAAGGATACGGCAAGACTGAGTTCGGAACTGTTCAATGGTTGCAACTGGCACGATCATCATACGAGAAGAATCAATACCACGATCCTCAATCATCTGCTTTGAGATAGCAGACTCAGACTCAAAATAAATTACCCCAGCGTCGGGATTGCTGTCAAGAAAATGCTGGACAATCCCAAGGCAAAAGAAAGTCTTGCCAGTAGAAGACTCACCAGCGATAGCAGTGATCTTGTTTGAGGGGACTCCACCGTAGATTGAACCGCTAACCAAAGCATTGAAAATGTAACTACCAGTGTCAATGAAATCAGAAGTGTCTCCTGCTGCGACACCATCGCTGACAAGTCCTGCATACTCATTACCAATCTCCTTTGCTACATCCTGTAAAAAATTCACTCTTTAACCTCCAATAATGTTGTGATGTAATTAGAACGTTTCATGGCACGTTCAAACCATTCTGCTTCTTTATGATCTTCAAAAACTTTTTCTTCTCTAGGAGAGAATCCAAAAGCATTTTGATATGTGACTACAAATCGTGTTCTGTTCATCCAAATAAAAACTCCAGTGATGCTACTTTTTCGGGTTGCCACCCCATAACGTCCATGATTACTTTAATAGGATCTAGAAACGACTTTGAGAATTGTAGATCATAGTCTACCTGTTTGTCAAGACCGAACTCCTTCGGGAATGTGCCCAGATAACTGATCACATTCTCCCCAATTTTATTGGGTGTTTTCAAGTACACAAACTTAATCTTCTCACCGTCCTGAATAAGAGGATACTTATGAGTAAGTTTGTTCTTCTTGTTATGGAAGTTGTAAAGCAATGCTCCTCTAACGTGAATAGGTGTGCCCTTGCTATAGATTGTCGCTGGATGCGACCATTTATTTATTCCATTACAACCGCGTGGGAAAGAAATATCTTCGATTGGCAATGACGAAAACTCATCCTTAAAATCAGCGATGAACTTCTGTGCCGCTTTCTCATCTTTGTTCATGATCACTTTCATGCAATCTCTAATTGCAGTGCGACAAGCAGCAGGAGTAGAAGACTTAACTGCCTCAAGACCCATGATCTTGAGTTTGGGTTTCTCATAACGAACACCCTCGCTGTCCCAGACGTTGAGGATATATCGCTTCTTAGCAGTCCAGATGCCCTTGTTAGCGATGTTCTCTCGCTTCATGAACATCTTCTGTTCATAGGCACCAACATAGTCTGCTAGTTCCTTGTAGGACTTGTCGATGAATGGTTCGATCTTACTCTGACACGCCGCGTCGAGAAAACTGACAATCCTCTGTGAAGAAACATCTTGTGAATCAAATACAGAGCGAACAAGTATATCAAGACAGATATAGATGCTGTCAGTATCACTGGCAATAACATAATCTTTGTTCTCCGTTTTAAGTAGTTTGTTTAGATACTGGTTTACTTTTCCTTCGATCCAACGAATCGAGACTTGACCCGAGAGGGTAATTGCCTCAGCATTTGCCAGATTGTAGTATCGGAAGTATTGGTTTCCGATGGCACCATAGGCAGAGTTGAGTTGGATTTTTCTTGCCATTTGGATGTTGTTGAACTTGGACACATCCTTTTGTAATGATGCGGTCTCTGCAGGTGTGGTGGCATGTTCAAGATTTTGCTTAGCGGCAAGCATCCTCTTTTTGTAAATGGTTCGTTCATCGTAAATCTTCTGCATCATTTCTGGAAGGAAACCATGGATGTCCTTACGATACTGAGCACCGTTAGCACATACACAATATTCCCCATCAATATCTAGCGTTTCCTCAAGGATTCGATCAACCGTTGCTGAGGGATGTCTCGCATCAATGAGTGTCTCTGGCGAGATATTGTACTGCATGATAAGATGAGGATAAAGGCTATTGAGGTCAAAAGAGACAACCCAATCATACTTTCCAGGAATCGGTTCCTTGACATATGCTCCTGCGTATTTCTCATCCTTCTTAGCACCTTTACGGGGGGGAACTACAACTTTTCTATCGGTGAGATAGTTATAGATCATGGTGTCCCACATGCGGACCTGACTATACACATCTTCAAAGTTGACCTTGGCATCGTAACTCATCGTGATGGCAAGTTCAAGCAACTTCATCTTATCTTCCAATCGGTCAATCAGTTCAACGTCTTGGATGTTGTATTCCATAAACTTCTGCCAATCAGAGGTATAGAAGTCTTTGAAGTTTTCGTATTCAGAGTGATCAACTTTTCGCTGCCCAAGTTCGATGAAAGCGATATGGTCAAGTCGGTAAGACTCTTGACTTGAGTACGTAAACTTTCGATATAGATCCAGATAGTCAAGAATATTGACACCAGAGATATCGTAAGCATAATTTTTACGACCTTGGACATAGACCTCCCTTTCGTTTGCTCGGTTCCAGGGAGATAGACTCTTCATCCATTTCTCCCCAAGTACACGATTAACCCTACGGGCGATGTATGGAACGTCATAAAGATTCACGTTCCAACCCGTAAGGATATCAGGTGTATTATGTGACCACCAGGTAATGAAGTCTTGCAGCATTTCATTTTCTGTCCAGAAAATTTTATGCTTGACACCTTCAGGTGGTGTAAACTCTCTCATTGCCCAGCAATAATATTGCTTGGACACCATGTCTTTAACAGTGATCGACAGCATTTCTTCTGCTGCCGCTTCTACATCAGGGAATCCATTCTCACACTGGACCTCAATATCCAGTGCATAGATTTTCATCTGAGGGATTGAATATTGAACTTCACCAGGAAACTCACGTCGGATGTATTGATATACAAAACGTTCATATCCATGAACTTCAAATCCTTGCACACCCTCATACTTTTTGATGAAGTCCCGTGCTTCTCTTGCTACACCAAACTGAATGGGAGACACATATCGCCCATCCAGTGTTTGAAACTCTTCCTTCTTATTAGACAAGACATACAGAGTAGGAGAGAACTGTGTGCGAAACTGAACTGGTTCGCCGTTCTCGTATCCCCGATAAAGGATAGTATCTCCTGCCAGTTGAATGTTTGTATAGAAGGAACTCATGCGTTCTTGTATGTTTCCAAGACTTTAGGACTCGGATCCAGTATAGTCAGAATCATGTCAGAAGTCAAGAACATGTCACGTTGTTCTGTGAAGCGAGGAAATGGCACCAGGGTGTCGTCTTCCGTCACTTGCATACAGTTTTCAATCAAACAACTTGGTTCTTCATCCAGTTGAGTAACTTTACCAATCAGATACTCATTCCTTGTTTTCAACAGGATCAATTTCACCTGTGACTCTTCCATGGGTTGCCTCCACTAATTCATTGTACTTGTTAATTACTTCGGGCAGAGGGTCATATGCGGTGACAACCTCATCTGCTCGAACGATAACGTGCTGCTTTGCTGCAAGAGGAACCCAGGGTTCCATCATCAGAATAGGTTCTGCTTCCTCTTGAATTGGACTGTCGCCCTCAATCAGAAACTCACGTTGATTTGCACTTTCCAGATAAACCGAATATGGTTTACTGAATTGAAAACCTACAACACTTTGCTGTTCATCTTTGGTTACAACTTCGTGTAAGTCGCAGATGATGTCTTCACCGCCTTTTGTTCTTACGATTTTTACGCTCATTGGATCTCCTTGAAATTTCAAATGCTGCTTCTTTAAATAATTCCTTCAGAACTTTCATGTCTGAAGTTTCTTTTTGTTCAGCAATAGGACGAACATACCTCATTATATCATCAAGATAATTTTGCGGCAAGTCTAGTGTTAGGAGATCTGATTCTCCATCATAGTTATTCGGTTTTAGGTTTAGATAAATGTTCATACTAACCTCAAATAAAAAGAGACCCTGAGGGTCTCTTTAATTATGTATTATGTATACATTTACCAATCATCATCATTAAATTTCAAATTCTCTTGATGTTCTGCATTTTGTTTGCAATAGTTATGAACATCCATTTCCATCTTTCGGTGAGCATCGGTATGAACACCTTCAATAACAATAAGAATCCCAAGTAGAAGCATTGGGAATATCCATAGTTGCGATGAGCAGCAGGCAATACACCACTTCTTCCACTTGGGGTCACAATTCATCAGAATTTAAAGATAGAAATAGAGTTTTTGGCATCCTTCTCGTTAGAAGTAATGAAGAGACCTTCATCTTCTAGAGCGAGAAGACCCTCAGGTGCCTTACCCGTAGGGAGGATCTGGAGGAGTTTAGGAGCAGACAGGTCAGTGATGTCATAAACACCAACAGCGTTTGCTCTCTCAGCACCTACGAACAGCATACGAGTGCCACCGTAAGTTCCAACCGTGACGGATTCAGGTTCAACACCTTTCTTCTCAGCACGCTTGTCGTTCCAGTAACCTGCCTTGGCGAGAGTATTCTCAAAGGTGTTACCTGAGTCATACACAATACTACCATCCTTATGGAAGATTGTAAACCCTCTGGATCCACCACGCTTGTGCTCACCACGACGCTTCAGTTTATAGTCACCTTCATTAGCAGTAACAAAGTGATCGTTGTCGATCCAAGCAACAGCATCAGGCTCACGACGTACACCCTGACGAGAACCAACAGGCATATAATAACCGTCTTTGGTGTCGTCAATATCATACAAGTCTACCTTGCCAGCATCGAAATCGGAGATGACATTACCACTGGAATCAAGAACAACCATATGGTTGTTCTCTTGAAGAGTAACAACAATTTCACCTTTGTCATTGATGTCAACAAACTCAGGTTCAGGATCGCTAGGAGCAATGCCAGCGAGACCACGAACATCTGCATAAGTTACTTCACCCCCAGGAGTTACAATAGCGACGTTACCTGCAGGATACTGAGGAATCAGTCCATCGTTGAGGTCTTCGTCTCGTTCATTTTCAATAGCAATAGCAGCAAACTTGCCATCGGGACTAATAGACACAGCATCTGGTTGACCAGCAAGAGAAATCTCCTTTACTACTTTATAGTCCCACATATCAATCACTACCACCTTGCCCGATGGATTCGTGTAGGATGATGAGGTGTTAACAGCCGCAACCGCATATCCGTCGTGGATCGCCACACTGGTTGGTTCACCGCCGACATCCACAGCAGTGATAGCGGTAGGGTTAGAAGGATCAGAAATGTTAACGAAGTCAACACTTCCTTTATCCGAATTGGTGTATGCGAGGTTTTTTCCATCAGATGCAATAATTTCAGCAGCGGAATCTTCACCGACTCCATACTGACCAACCTGCTCAAAAGCAGGTCCAGCGATAGCACTAGAAAGGGCGGTGATATCCGCCCCAACCAATGCTCCACCAATTGCTACTGGTACTGCTACCAGTTTGAGGAGCTCAATAATCATATCAAAGACCCTCCACAGCAGCAAGGGACTTCTGTCGAAGAGACTCGGGGAGAGGTACATATCCCAGAGAATCTGAAATACCTTGTGCTTCTTCACTCAGCATATAACGAAGAGCAGGTTTGACTGCATCGGTCTTATGACCAGGTTCAGCAAGGATCCAGGTCAGAGAAACGATAGGGAATGCGTTAGCACCAGCGGGATTAGCGTCGGATCCACGCAGTTTGCTGTCCAGTTTGATCTGGGACAGACCAGCAGCAGAGGTTTCTCCACTTGCTTTCACATAGTTACCTGCTTTGTTTTGAACAGCAGCCTGTTGGAACTTGCCACCAACAACATAACCATAGTTCAAGTAACCAATCGCACCAGGGGTGTTCTTGATAACACCAGCAACACCAGAGTTACCCTTACCACCAACAGTGCCAGCAGCGGGCCATGCAACCGACTTACCACGTCCTACTTTGATTGCCCAATAAGGCGAGAAAGCAGAAAGAGAGTTGGTGAAACCAGCGGTCGTGCCCGAACCATCAGAGCGAACAGCGACAGTGATAGGACCTGCAGCACAACCGAGCTGCGACCAGTTATCAATACGTCCATAGAAGACCTTAGCGAGTTCGACTTGGGACAGTTTGAGGTCACAACCAGGCTTGTTGTATGCAACAGCGATTGCACCACCAGTCATAGGGATCTGAACCATAGGACGGGAGATGCCAGCAAGTTTCTTATCAGAAACTGCTTTGTCAGACGCACCGAAGTCGGTAGTGCCTGCTTTGTATTGACGGACACCAGCACCACTACCAACTGCTTGATAGTTGACTTGGTTGCCTGTCTTATCGGTATAATCCTTGAACCAACGTTGATAGATTGGAGCAGGGAACGATGCTCCAGCACCGTCCAACGATCCTGCTTGAGCTGCCATAGGAGCGACCATAGCGGTGGCTCCCAGAGCAATAGCGGCGATTGCTTTCATTTTAGATTCGTGAGGAAGTGTTTACAGGAAAATATTAATAGATCAGAAGTCGTAAGTTAGAGTTGCTTCGTACTTCCATTCCATATCTGTACCAGACTCAAATGCGTTGGTGAACTCTGCCTTGACTTTAGAAGACAGGTTGTCCGTCAGTTTGATCTTGGTGCCAACTTCGAGTTGACCAAAGTTCTCAGTCTCCTCACCATTACCAGTTTCCCATGCGGGACCAACTTCGATATAAGGCTTAAGGTTACCCATCTTGGTTTCATAACCAACACGAGTTTCTACATAGGACTTATCAAATTCGCTTCCTTCGCCCTTGACTCCGACTTTGGTGGTGAGGTAAGGACCAGCCATAGCAGGTGCTACGGAAGCAGCGGAGAGTGCTGCCAGGGCAGAAAGTGCCAGTGCTTTTTTCATTTCTTTTACATGTGAAGTATACTTAAGCGACCCCGATCGATCGCCCAAGTAATATAGCATACTTACTGCTACAATTGAGTTATGGGTAGTTTAAGGTATCAATAAACTTTGATTAGTCTATGTCATAGACACGAAGTTTCTGGTGCTCTGGGATAATTTTCTTTAACTCAATTGTCAGCATTCCATTATTAAATGCCACATCACCAATCTCAACATCGTCTGACAAGTTGAAACCTCTAGCGAAGGTGCGAGTAGAAATACCTCTGTGCATGTATTCCTCTTCTCCTTTATTCTTCGCTGTCTTAGACCTGATTAGGAGGACGTTCGATTCTGTAGAGACTTCAATCTCGTCCTTCGACCAACCAGCAAGTGCTACTTCAATCCTCCATTTAATATTTGATTCCTGTACTAAGTTATATGGAGGATATGCATTGTTTGCTGTTCCCATTCCATAGGAATGTAATCTATAAAAAACATCATCGAGTCCGACGCTATATCTTTCTGCAGCGTCTACGATGGCACCAAGATCTTTACTGGTGAACTTTCTAAGTCCAGTCATTTGTTATGCTCCTTTTGTAAGCGAGTTTGATTGTGTGGTCCCCGAAGGCAACCAATAGTATTTAACAGATTGTACAAAAAAAGACGGGTGGTGAAACCCGTCTCATAGTAGCGTATATTCCGTTTGTAGCGGTCGCGCACGAAGGCGACAATATTATTTAGCGTCCTTCTTTTTTGGAGGGTTAACAATACGCTGCCACTGATCTTCATCAGGATGTGAGAAGTCAAAGTTCACTCGGGATGCTTCGACCAAAGTCTTAGGTCCAAGTGTCTGTGCTCCAGAACCATTAATAGAGATTTCCTCATTATACTTTTCGATGATACGATACAGGATCCAACGAGGAGATGCAAAAGATCCAAAACCCTTAACGAGTTTTGCTTGCGTCCAAATAAATGGAATTCGAGACTGGCACCACTGACGGAACAGAGACTGCTTACCGTTGTGTAAACCATTCTCAATAAACTCTCTGAGGAAACAGATAGCACGGAATGCAGTTCCATGCATGAAAGCAGCAGGAATGATGCTTACAACATCACTAGAACCAGCATAACCATAAATGGACTTCCAGAACTCATACCCTTCGGAAAGAGCCAGTGTTCCATCTTCACTAAGATCATAGTCATCCTTCACACAATAGTAGAAGTGGGTGAAAGACTTTACAGGGAAAGCATTCTTTTTGTCAGAACCAAAGGTATCTGGTTGTGCAACAACATTGAGAGTTTTCATAACATTCTCAATGTGACATGCAGTAGGATCACCAAAACAAACTTCAGAACGAAGGTTGTCAATGGTAGTTAGTTTCTTGCGCCAGGTATTCAGGCGATTGAAGACAAGTGCTTCTTTTTCCAGCACCTCTTCATAAGTTGCATCTTCATCATGCTCCAAGATAGCAATAGTCAACCCAGTCTCTACCAGACTCAGGAGAAACTTGGCGACTTTATTTTGCCCATCAATAACGTGGTCACCTGCAAGCAGTTCACCAAGAGACAGAGGGCGGCGCGATACAACAACAGGAACAAGCAGATTAAAATCTAACTGCCCATAACTCTGCAGTTTCGCAGGGGAAATAAGTCGTTGGTACAAAGGGTCAACGAAGAAACGAAGTGCTTTTTCTCTATCACACTCTTCGATCTTCAGTGGTCTACCTGTCGAACCAGGATTTTGGGATACGTTCAATCCCGTGACGATATCTTCCATCGTCTTTCTCTTTCGAGTCATGATATCCTCCTATGGATATAGTAGTGAAATCACTGCGGACAGTTGTCCATTGCAGCAACAGAACTATATATCAACTTAAGAAGGATGTCAATCCCCGATTCAGTCGATTATTAGCAAACTTAATATAATCTTCATCAATGTCATAACCAATGCAATCCCATCCAAGGATCTGTGCTGCCACAGCAGTCGTGCCTGTGCCCATAAAAGGATCTAGAGCAATACCAGTATCCTTTCCAGTGAGTTTCAGACAGTCTTCAGCAAGTTTGACAGGGAAGGTGGCAGGATGCTTTCCTCTGAGTTCTTTACTGTTAATAGTTTCATACGGCACGAACCAACAGTTACCCTTGTCTCGTAGATTTGGTTTTGTTTCTGCTGTGTTGTTGCCGCGAATGTTTGCTTCATAGTACTCATATTGAACACCGACAGAGAGACGATCGATCTCAACATTACCATCCTTGGTAAAGTGAAACAGATGTTCCCAGGTAGGACATACAAACCTTTTACTATTGATTGGTTTGAAATGTCCAGAGGTCTTTCCATTTACATGAATAGATTTGACCCAGTTGATATGATTCTGGAGAATCCAGTCTTCGCGAAGTGCAAGACCTACTTCCATACCAATCCAAGGATCGATATTAGAATATCCCATATTGACAAACAGATGACCATCATCTGCAAGAATACGTTTTGCTTCACGAAAAATATCTACCAACCAAGAAAGGTATTCTTGACGAGGTTTGTTGTCAGAATACCTTCCATATTTAATATTGAGATTGTACGGAGGAGAAGTGATGATAGCATCAATGCTTCCATCCTCCAGTTCTTTCATTCCTTCTAGACAATCTTTCAAATAAATCATACGTTGAAATACTTGGTGCGCCACTTCTTTGCTTTGGAGATATCACAATTAGGATGAGTTGCAATCAGATCGCTACCCTTCACAAATCGCATACGAACCAAAGGGAATTCTACAATATCCATGAGGATATAGTCAAGGTCATTCTCTTCAATATGTTCCTTTACTTCTTCAGGAATGATCTTACGACCAGATCCAACCATAGCAGAAGGAGCGAACTTACAACCATTCTTGGTCACACACTTACCTTCTACCTTTTCAATCGCCCTACGCAACCAATCATAACCTTTCTCATCAACATACTTAAAGTCAGCAAAGAGACGAGGGACCATGCGCTCAAGAAAACGAGACGCAGTTCGACCATCACGGAAGAGTTCAAAGACTTCTTCTTGAGGCAGTTTCCAGAACTTGACTTGACTAGTCAGATCAAACTGGTAGACCTCATCGTAGTTGATTTCGGGGAGTGTGGTGGAGTCCAAGGCAGGGTCCGTTGCGTTACTCACATATGGTAGCATCTTGAACAGGGTATGTCAAGCTAAATTCCCTATATAGAATAGCACCCTCATCGATGGAAAAATGCGTAAAATTTTACCATTCGTTATGCTCTTGATGGCAGCACCAGCACACGCTGATATCACCCATCGACTATCTTCTAGTGTTCAACTGCAAGTGAATTCAGCAGCAACACAAGCGACGAGATTAGGAAATTCATACAGTATCACAGGTAATAATGTAAACACTACAGACGGTACAACTGTCAATACAATCTCTACTGGCGGTATCACGTCTGGTGTATATTCTCCTGGTTCTATTTCAGCAACCCAAGCAACTGCTGGAGAAGCATTTTCTTTCACTGCCTCGTTCACACAAGCTGACGCCATCCCCACAAGCGCAGCGACTACTGGAGAAGTTCAAAACTTCGGTATCATGACGAGTAATGCAGCTGGATCTGCTGGATCCTTAGCTGGAACGATCGATTCGTCAGGAACAATGTCACTGACAGCTGGCGGCGCAGGAACATCTGCAATCGGACAGTTCTCTAGTGAGCTCCTCATCAAGTAAGGAGAATCCTCGTGAGCATCCTTTCTGGAAAGACCTTCATATTTACTGCGACAAGTGCGGTGGTAGTCTTAATTTCTGCTGCACCTGCCCAGGCGGTCCCCGTGGTCCCAAATTTCCAGCAGGGCCAAATGACGACTCACACAGAGACGACATCTGAGGTGGTTGAGGTTATTAACTCGATGGACTACAACACAGGATATACATATTCTGTAAGTGGTCATGGGGTAAAACCTTCTGGCGGCAATATTGCCCCTTCGGGAACAGAACAGCAGAGCGTAAGAGCTCCTGCATCAACAACTAATAGTAATGGTATTTCTTCGACATGGACAGGATTGAATATGGGAACGAGACCAACATGGAGTCAAACAACTCCTGGAGGACAATTCTCGTTCGTAGAATCTTACATGGCTCCAGGTCTCTCGAACCATACAATTATCGAGAGAACAACAAAAATTCAAAGCGTAACAGACACCACAAGTATCTTTACCCAATAGCACTATGTCTAACATCAATTGCGACTGCCCCTGCCACACTGGCGGAAACTGTAGGGGGTGTAAGTGCAACAGCAGCTCCAGTCGCGAATAGCTCTGGCTCAGTGACCAATCAAGCCATTCAGGTTTTACAAGGTCCTTATATCACTAACACTTACGGAGACGGCATTAGTTGTCAGGGTCCTACACTTAATGTGACTCCATATGTGACACGAAGCTATAGTTGGCAGTTTCCATTTGAATCTCACTATGATGATCCTGTATATAATGTACTGGATCTAGAAGGTGATTTTGATGCTGATGGAAATGCAGTTGGGGATGGAATTCCCGATCGCCCAGGAGAGATATTATATCATCGAAGAATAAGAACTGGTCAGAAAGATAACTATAACTGGAACGCAGGTTTCTCTGCTACTATCTCTTGGCCATTAGATAGAAAGCAACAACAACTTTGTAAAGAAGCTGCACAACACCATAATGAATTGCGTAGTCAAATGACTGCTAATCGTAGATTGGAATTTGAGCTTACAAGATTAACCAAGTGCGGTGAAATGGCACAGAAAGGTATCTCCTTCGCATCATGGAGTCCTTATTATCGTCTGTGCCAAGATATCGTAGTGCAAAATAAAAATGCTATTGCACCACACGTTCATCAGATTCCCCGAAAAGTTTCTACAAAAGCAGAGGACTTAGGTCCTCCTATAGAGAAAAAGAGATAATTACTTCTTCTTTTTGGGTTGCTTGAGTTCAGGCAACCCTTTCTTTTCTCTATACTTATTGGCACGAACTTCGCTCTGAGATAACTTAGGAGGTTCTTTTCCGAGTGCCTTCTTAATTTTTTTGATTATCTGTTTAACAATAGGTTTAACAACTTTCAGTAAGAATGGTGTTGCAGTTGCTGCAGCAGTTGCAATGATGGTGATACCTGCTGTAGTTGTAACCTGCCCTACTGATGGAATTGCTTTGACAATTTGATCAGGTATTTTTAAATCTTCTTTGATCGCAACACACTGCTTCTCGACCAGTCTATACTCTACAATCTTTTTCTTACCAGCATCAGTCAACGTACCTACAGGTGCTTCAATCTTCTGCACTTTTGTAGGACACTCAGGTTTCTCTGTTTTGGGAACCTCTGGTGTTTTAGTCTCTGGAGGTTTTGGTGGTGCAATCTTCGGAGGTTCTGTTTTCTTCGGAGGAAACTTTAATTTATCTTTGTCATAATCAATAGGATTGAAAGATGGCACACCAGAGTCACAGAAGACCTTAACACCTTTAGGGTCATCTGCAGAAAGAATACCACTCTTCTCTTTACCACTATTCTGTTCATGTGCTTCAACACAACCAGGCAGATTGATGATAGGCACACCAATCTGACTAGTTACTGGAGGATTGGGAGGAATAACCGTAGGTGCTTCCTTTAACCATTGTGGAGTGTATACCCTAGGGATCTGCTTAACGCCAATCTCCCTACGGGGAATACTAATCTTTGGTATCTCCATCCTCACAGTCCTCACTTAATTCAGTAGCAATTTCACCACCAACCTCAGCACCCTTATCAGATGCGAAGATAGCAACCAGACCGCCTAGAACGGGTCCTACGAAGGGTATCCCCGTCACAGCAGGAGCAGCAGCGGCACCCATGCTAGCGCCGACGACACGACCAGTCTGTTTGCCACCTCCCACCGTTTCGATACATGCGAGTTTGGCAGCGGTTAACTTTCCCTCGCCGTTACCTCCTAGGTGGCGTTGACCATCCATAGTATATTCTTCTTTGAAGGTTACAACAGATTTACCACCGATACCGAAGAATCCATTCTTCTTATCGACAAACTTTTCAACCTCCATGGTTTTAGGATCGTTACCTTTGTAATCGATCTCATATCCATCAGGTCCAACCTTTGCTTTATAAGAAGAGTACTCTCCTACAGGTGGATTGATAGTTGGAAACGTATTATTACGAGCAATCATCCCAATCATGCCAATGTGCCCAATGCCAAGAATGACACCGAGCCCACCTGCGAACCAGTGTAGGGGTTTCATTGTCCTGGTAGTTTAACGGGAACAGGCAGACCTGTCGCCCCAGGCATAGCCTTAGGAACTGCGCTATCTAACATACCAGGAAGTGCTCCTGTAAGCGCCTCTGCTGCCGCTGCAGTGATCTTCGCCTTAGCGGATTCAATCAGTGCATCTCTTTGGAAATAAACATATGCTCCACCACCGACGATGCCTGAGACACCGATGAAAGAGAGCACTGCTAGTGTATTAATAATTTTTTGCATAATTATACCTTTGGTTCAACTTCTTCTTTTTTCTTGATCTCGGGTGCTTTCTTAGCAGAACTACCATTTTTAGCAGGACTCAATCCGAACGCAGCTAAAGATCCAGAAAATACCGAGGCTATAAACGTCGGATCAAAATCTAGAATTTTTTGACCGTTAGGAAGTCTAACGTAAGAGAACGTTAGTAGAGAGGCAGACCATATAAGAACAACAACTTTAACTAAGTTACCAAGAACTTCACTCTTATCATCGTCATCTCCCTTCTCATCTACCTGAGGTTTTGTATCTTTCATTAGTAGATAGCGTGGCAGCTCTATTTAGGAATATGATTTGTCTACAACGTATATATTACCCGAGATCGATATGCGTTTCTCGTCAGATGTATAAAATGGGTTCACGCCATGATACATTCTGGCAGGGAAGAACACCATAGACCACTCCCATGCAGAATCTAAGTTGATGTAATGTGCATCTAGTCCTCCCATAGGACTGCTATATGTAAAATAAAATGCAGCAGTCTCATTACCATTTGCTTTTGGATATCTTTCTCTCTCTTCTTGCCAATTGTAAGGGAGCTTCACCCAGATAACGAATGAAAAAACTCCCGAATGAATATGACTTGGATTAAAATCATACTTACTTTGATAGTTAACCCATAGTTGACCTAACTCAAAGTCAGGATCCTTTCTTTGAAAATCTTCTTGGATTCCCATATTCGCTTGCACACCAAAGGTTTCGATGTACTGATACGATAGGAACCGTGTAAACTGAGAAACTTCCTCGGTTAGAGGAAGTGAATACTCTTCTTTGAGATGACCCCTGAGAGTGCTTCTAGCGTCCTCTCCAGGGGTCTCCATGGATTTAATCAGTTCTTCCTTAACTGAGTCAGGAACAACTGCGTATAACCATCCTGGTTGTTGTATCCAGTGTGGTTTGATTTCAAATTCATGAGTGCTCATTTGTTTGACGTTTCTTCCCAATGTTATATTTGGATTCTAGAATCCATTCGCCCTTATCTTTATAGGCGATCACTTTAATCTGACTGAGTGGAGCAGCATCAGAGACAACTGCCTCCTTTACAATCTCTACCAATCCCCAGTCGGAAAGAAGTTTTACAATTCTATTTCTACGTTGAACATCATTTTCAGAAAGATTTACTTTCTTACCATCCAACGCAAATAGTTCCTTGAAGTGAACGATATAATACTGACCCTTCTTATGTAAGATATGGCAGGATTGATAAAGTTTCTTTTCTTTTCTCGACGCGACACCAATACGGGTAAGAGTTTCACGGACCTTCAGGAAATCATCTGGTTCCTTTAGGTTCACCTCAACCATATCATCTTTTGTCCACTGAACTTCGTTAAGTTCACTCATCTGGTCTTACCCCCTTTATTCAATTTATCTCGGATAATTTCAAGTTGTTCAGGAGATAGAATCCGCAATGCCTGCAATGCTTTTTCGGTTGAGTAACCATAATATTGCTTGACAAGTTCAAGATCTTTCACCTTTTGTTTCTTACCCCAAGGAGAGAATCTCTTGCGGGGTCTGACGATATTTATAAAGAAATCATATTGTAATTTCTTGTCTAGACCTTGATACTGATTCATTTCATTCGCATACATGATGGTGTCCATGTGTTGCGACATACACTTATTAATTACATAAGCAGGATAGTTCTTTTCCCAACCAGGATCTTCATCCATCAAATACTGTTTAGTTTGATTGATGGTATTTAGATAATCCTTAAGAGGATACCTTTCATCATACGACATAATTTAGGAGCAGGAGTTCTTTACGGGTTTGTTGTTCTTGCATGTATTCACCAACGGATCGCATGGTGTAAGTATGATCGTATTCAAGAGGTTTCCAGTCAATAAATCTAGACTTAATAAGATTAGAAGAGTTATAGGAGACCATTTGATCGCAGGTATATCGATCGCAAGTATAATAAAATTCGTCATGGTCAAACCCTTTATGCATGTCACCCTTTTTACCATACAGGTTTGACTTAATATCGTACGGAGGATCTAGATAAACAAAAGTTTTTTTGTCATCGGTCATCAAGGCGTCGTAAGAAAGATTTGTGATCTTCCAGTTTCTGATGACTTGTGAGTAGTATGGCAGTTTGTCAAATCCCCTGAAGGAGAAGTTGTTATCGGACGCCTGTTTTGAAAAGGACGAGGATTCAGTGAGACCAGAAAAAGAGCACTTGTTAACAATATAGAAACTGACAGCACGAGCCGTAGCATCACAGCGTCGGGGGTCATTCCCGAGATACTCTTTAGACTCCTTGAAAAGATATTTTGCGGAAGAGGGGTCAGGGTGCCTTTGTTTAAGTTGGATGAGTTGGGACCTAATTTCATCAGGATTCTCCTGTAGTTCACGCCAGAAATTGTAAAGCGGTTCGTAGAGATCGTTCACCCAAATATCTAGATGAGGATACATCTGAGTGATATAAAGTGCTACAGAACCACCACCGAGAAATGGTTCACGATATTCAGTATAGTCTTTGAAGAGCGGAAAGAAGGGTGCCATCTTTTTGACAGCACGAGACTTCCCACCAGGATAACGAAGGGGAGTTTTCAGAGCGGTCATAGAATAAGTTTCTTCTCTTCGGGAGTAGTAATAATTTTGTTGCCAAAGATTTGATTGTACTGGTCTGCAACTGCTGGTGCTACCTCAACACTGTAGATAACATGTTTCATATCAAGACCAATCTCGGGATGCTCTGGATCGATTACCGTTGCCCAGGGAGCAAACCCAACTTGATTCTGCTGAGGAATTACTAGCAAGGCATTCTTGATAGTAAGAACACCATCTTTCCAATCAAGGACTTCAGCGATGATCTCCTCTCCAGTGATCATCCTAATCAGTTTCACATCTTTCATTTGAAATTACACTCCAGCATTAGTTGAGTAAGACAAGCGAGCAGATTAATTTCTTGGTCTACAACAAATGCAGACTTGTATTGATACTCAGCAATAATTAGAACAGCAGCGGCAACACTAGGACCGTCCATCACAGTAGACAGATTATCATAGAGTTTACGCATGATAGATGTGGGATCAGAATCAAGGTTCTGTGTTACCCACTTTTTTACATCGTTGAATTTCTTGTTCTTGAGACTATCGACCAGGGTGTTGATGTTTGCATCACCTAGCGTCGCCAGAATGCCAGTGTCGATAGACCCTGTGCTTGCATATCGCTGGAGTTCGTTGAGGGTGCGTCGGAAGTCGGGGAAGTATTTCTGTACGACTTCAGCAACAACTCTAGGTTGGAAGGCGACCTCCTCGCGTTTGAGGATATCTTGGCACCTATTGAAGAAAGCACCTGCCAACTCTTGCTTAGTCTGTCCACGAACATTGAACTCTACGACAGTCGTCCTACTATGTAGCGGCTCGATGATCTTGTTCTTGAAGTTACAAGTAAAGATGAATCGACAGTTCTTTTGAAACTCCTCAATCGACGCCCTGAGTAGAAGTTGAACATCAGGTGTTGTATTGTCTGCCTCATCGATGATAAGAACCTTGTGACGAGCAGAAGCAGTGAGAGACACAGTAGAAGCAAAGTTTTTTGCTTGATTGCGTACAGTATCCAGGAATCGACCTTCATCGGACCCATTGATAACATAATAATCTGCTCCTAGTTCGTTACAGAGTGCTTTAGCAATAGTAGTCTTACCAACACCAGCAGTTCCAGAAAGCAGGAGATTAGGAATCTCACCCTGATCAATAAAACTCTGGAAGGTGTGCTTCACAGATTCGGGTAGAATGCACTCCTCAACTTTCTGAGGACGATACTTTTCTACCCAGAGGAAATCATTCATAATAAAAAAATAAATCAGGAAACAGAGGGTTCAAGTGCGATATAGTACTTGATGTTTTCACCTTCAAAGAGTGCTACGTTTTGCTTACTGATAGAAACTTTGTAGTCACCAGGAAGAAGTTTGAGATTCTCTACTTTGAAACAATAACAGAACTGATTGTCGTTGGTCTCACCAACTTCAACAGAGTAACTATTAGAGGTATCATTCTTTTTGTCAGTCACACAAAGTTGCAACGATCCATTGAATCCATACAGACAGAGATCTGGCAGAGCATACACAGATGCCGCTCGCTGCAATTGTGCCAGTGTGTTAGAAGAGAGAGTGAATTCAACATCTACAGAGGGTAGAGAGATCTCTTTCTCAGGAGGTTGAACAATAACATCAGGATCAGCGTAGAAATAACGAGTCTTAGACTTACCCCTCTCATCACTTACAGTGATAAAGTTAGTTTGAGTTGTATCGATCTTGGGTTCGTTAAAGAGAGACAAACCTCCAATGAATACACCCAGATCGTAAATAGAAATCTGCGAATCAAACTGTTCTTCTACTTCAGCAATAGCAAGAATGTTTTTGTTGATGCTGAGAGTGGCAACTTGATTACCAGGTTTGATAACGATCGATTTATTGATTGAACAAAAGTTCTTAAGGACTTCAATTGTTGGGCGGGAAATTACGGTCATTGAGGATAAGTTTCAGTAGGGGATGCGTATTTGTCGTTGAAATGAAGAAGGAGAAGACCGTAGTGAAGGATCTTAATGATATCACGACGAGCAGTTCCCTTCTTATCATATCGAGATGCATACTTCAGAATATTACTCCGACAGAATGCTTCAGCGTCTCCACAGGCATCAATCAAGTCTAGCGTCTGAATACTATCAGTTGCATAGTGCTGTTTGTAAGTGCCAATGATATAGTCTCGGATCTCCTTAAGGAGCTCCTCTTCATTGTATTTCATAATCAGATGGATTCATCTTCATCATTGTACTCTGTTTCCTCTCCTGCGTCAACCTTTGTATAAAGATCCAGGAAGGATTGCTTAGTGTCATCATCAAAACGATTGACACATGCCTTGATTGCATTCAAGCGATTACCAAAGATACCGAATGCCTGAACAATATGAACTAGACGACGAGTGGTAATGACTTCATCAACCCCACCATCGAAGAAAGTTTTACGGATCACACCTGCCCACTTGACCAGGTTATCAGCAAAGTCTTGGTCAGCACCAGCGTTCAAAAGGATCTTTGTCTCAACAGAGGCAACGGGATAATCTTGCTCGAAGGTGACTGGGAAACGCTCAAGGAATGCTTCATTAAGAACATTGGTTCCAACAAAGCGACCGTCATCGCTGCCTTTACCTTTAGTATTTGCAGTTGCAATAACATTGAATCCTTTAGCGGGTTTTACATATTTACCAATTTTCTTGAGGAACACTCCCTTGCCCTCAAGGACAGACTGAAGACAGAGAATCTTGTTAGAGGCAAGGTCGATCTCGTCTAGAAGAAGAATAGCTCCCCTCTCCAGAGCTTCGATGACAGGACCATTGTGCCAAACAGTATCGCCATTGACGAGACGGAAACCGCCAATAAGATCATCTTCGTCCGTTTCGATGGTGATGTTGACACGAATCAACTCTCGCTTTGTTGAGGCACACGCTTGCTCAACAGAGAGCGTTTTACCATTACCCGAGAGACCCGTGATAAATGCAGGGTAGAATAGACGGGACTGAATAATTTTTTTAACAGTAGCGAAGTTACCAAACTGGACGTAGGAATCATCGGTGTCAGGGATGTAAGAGATTTCGACGGCAGGTTGAGCAGAAGGAGCATCATATGCTCGCTCAATTTCTTGAGCGGTCAGGTTCCACTTGCCCGTACCTGATTTATAAGATTTAAGACGTTTGCAAGCAGTAGCGTAAGATACGTTCAATTGCTTTGCTGCCTCACGGATGTTCTTACATCCGACTTCAGTTCCGACATGCTCATTGAGATACTGAACAAGGTCTTCGGTAGTAACAGGATTTGGGGCGAAAGGCATTGGATTGTTTGTTTGTATGAATTAATTATAGCAGATGTATGTGGGGTGTGACCACCCCATGTGCCACTATGCGATCTGGTCTATGAATGCATTCAGAACAGTCTTGTTCATCATCTTAGAACCCATATGCTTTTTGAAAGCACGAGTCAACTCAGATTTAGTAGCAACTTCACTCTTCTGATTGACATTAAGTTCTGTAGTTCCCATGCCCGTATTCTTATCAGGCATATAGAAAGACTCAGTAAATCCAGCAACATTCTTCAGAGAGGCAAACTTATCCTTCCTCCACTGCTTATCGATGGCATCTTCATCAACTTGCATATCGAAGTAACGAATTAGACGTGTGAGTTCACCTTTATTACAGATACGAATACCAATCCAATTGTAATCAGTAATCTCTCTATAGAAAGAAACAATCTCTTTAGTAGTGTAATATGCAGAGGGATTGATTTTACGAGAATACCCAGTAACAGGATCACGAAGAATAAAGACTTTACTGATCTGATGACACAGATAGGTGTTCTTATATTCTCTGCCAAGATAATCATTACTAGCGTCAATTTTCTGAGCAAACATCATTGGATTAGACTCACCATCAGTAAGAGAGATGATAGTAACCTTCTGAACTTGTTCAACCTTTTTAAGTTCTTGTGCAATCTGACGAGTGCAAAGAACCGCTTCGACCAAAGGAGTTCCGCCAAGTGTGTACTTGTTGCAATATGGAATACGATGACCAGCAAAAGCAAATACTTGAGTCCAAACTAGTCGCATGGATTCATCCAGGGACTGTCGATTCTGACGAGAAGAGAAGAACTCAAAAAGTTTGAAGTCCTCAGCAAGAGTAATACCAACACCCCTATTATGATTAACGGGAGGAGCTTGTTCTGGACGCAATCCACTTTGGAATCCATACACACGGAAGGGAATATTTGCCTTGCGACAGAACCAAATGAGGTTGTAAGTTTGCTTTAATGTATCAAGCAATTGATACTGCATAGAACCAGACCAGTCCAGATACATCACCAAACCATGGTTCTTACCTTCAGGCACAACAGTAACTTTCTTAAAGATATCATCAGTCAACTTATATTTGAACAGTTTATTTGTATCAATAACACCTGTCTTAGAAGTTGCAGAACGCTTGTATTCATCAGCAGACTTCTTCATCTCAAACTGTTTAACAAGATAGTTCACAGACTTCTGTGCATCTTTCTTAAAGGAAGTATATTTGTCTACGGCGTATGCAACATTTTTATGGAAGTAATCATAGTTGTCAATATCAACAAATCCGTCAATACTACGATCAAACCACTTCTTCAGATCTTTTTGAATGTCATCATATCCTTCAGTAAAGTCACGATAATTGAACTGAGGCAGATCTAGATAGACCCATTCCTTAGCATCATCAGAGATAAGACGTGACAGAGACTCTTGAAGTGCGCTGTCGGTGATACTTTCAGTTTCATCAAAGTCGCTACCACCAGTCTCCTCCTGACTGTAACTAGGAGTATCTAAATCGGGATCCTCATCATCAGAAAAGTCTCGATCACTACGATGATCACTTTCTGGATCGCTCTCTGTAGGCCACTCTTTATCTTCATCCTCAGTATTACCTACCTGAACTTCATCATCTGCAGTGGTGTTATTATCAGTATCTCGTTCAGGAGGTGTTTGGAAATCATCATCCTTTTCCTCTTGCTTCTGCTTAGAGAACTCATAGATCTCTACAGCAAGGTCAATAACTTCTCGGAAAGTCTTAGTTTGTCCAGCACGTACAACATATGGCATCTCTTCATCAGAAAATTCAACCAGGTTATTACCTTTGAAATACAGGTTGATACGATCGATGAATGGGATGTAGGGAAGTTCATCTTCCGAGACTCCGAAGAAATCATCTTCCCACAATTCTTTGTAACCTTCAAAGAAAGTTTGACGAAGACCAGGATATGTCTGCTTCATCATACGCTCGATACGAGCATCCTCTAGGACGTTCATAAACGCCTTAGGAGCGTCTGAGTAGTCCTCTGGAGGGGTGTAGAGAGCATGACCAACCTCATGACCTACCAGGAGATCATATACAGTGCTAGAAGCACGCTCCCAGATAGGAAGACACAGAACCCGTTCATCAACATCAAAGTATGCAGTACTGACTTTGCGGTGTTCCACAGTCAGATTTTCGGTTGCCAACAATTTGGCGAGGGTTCCTTTGACTTCGGTGTTGATCATGCTTTCTTTCGATTACTTGTTAAGTATAACACGATCGTCAATGGCATGGTCCACCATGGGGACAGTTTGTCGATTGTCCCAATGTCTTACTGCATTAGCCACAATAGCGATGTTTGTAACCATGTAAGAAACAAAAATAAGGGTGCGTATGCCAGCAATAGTATCAGCCTCTCTGTCGTTTCGTCCATCTTTCTGCCCTAATGCTTTTGCCCAGACTCGCCACGCTTTACGAATCGTCTGACATTTTTGAGAAGTCATTGACTTTTTCAAATTTGATTGTCCTTAAAAATTTATCTACAAGAATATCCCCTTTGTGCGAAATAACAAAGACATTAGTATCACTCCCAAGACTACGCAAAATCTTAAACAGTTCATTAGTGCCCTCTGTATCGAGAGAACTATCAAATACCTCATCAAGTATGAGTAGATTGGTGGCAACACTATTTTTCATCCTAGCGACTTCTCGCCATGTAAAAAGCAAAGCGAGATCGATCTTTTGCTTCTCTCCCTCAGAGAAGGAAGCATATGAGAACTCATCACGAAATCTACTTTTAATAACTTCATTAAATTCTTCATCAAGGGTAAAGTTGACAAAGAAATCCATGCTATGCAGGTATTTATTGATAAGATTATTGAATACAGGCACATATTTTTTGATAATCTGACTTTTGATTCCAGAATCTCTCAACAAAGATGACACAACCTGATACTCATCTAAGGTTTGATTGATCTCACTACAGTCGTTTTTTGTAGATTTCAACTGACCTTCAAACTCAACCAGAGATGATTTTTCCTTATCAAGGTTAGGAGTGTTAGTTTGTAGTTCGATCATCTCCTTATCAAGTTGAAGATTCTCCATCTCTAGACGTACAACTTCTCTCTCAGAAGAACTAATCTGAGATCGAACATTATGACAATTGGTAGAAAGATCTTCCATCTTTTCTACAATCGATACAGCATCAGCAATCTCGGTGGTGATAGACTTAAACTGCTTAGTTAGGTTCTTACCTTTACCCTCAAGACCACCGATTACAGCATTCTTAAATGCAGGTTCAATCTGCTGAGAGCAAGTAGGGCACTCGTCATGTGATTTAAAGAACTTTAATTCTTTGGCAGCAGATTTCAGTTCCGAGTTGATATCAGACTGTGACTGTCTCAAACTACTCAAGAGTTCTTTGTGACTAGTAACGTCTTTGATCTGAGATTCTAACTCAGAAAGTTCATTCTCTTTAGATACTTTTGCTTGCTGGTGTTCAGCAATTAAATTCTTATTGTTGGTATATTTTTCTAACTTCTCTTTCTGACGTGTATTATTAACTTGCTGGAGAGATTCAATTAGTCTCTCTTGACTATTAACTTTCTCTTCTGCAAGACTCAACATATGAACGCAATCTTTACTCTGTCCTTGTGCTGTTCGGATACGATCCTTCAGCAAAGAATTCATGTTTGAGAAGATGTTGATGTCAAGTAGATCTTCAATAACTTCTCGCCTGTGAGAGGCAGGGAGTTGCATGAAGGGGACAAAAGTTGATGATCCGAGTATAACGACTTGAGTGAAACTTTTGAAATTGAGTTTGAGCACTGATTGCTCCAAGTACTTCTGCGTGTCTTTGGCAGCAGCGTCCTGATCGACCAGTTTATTGTTTCGATAAAGTTCAAAGACATTTGGTTTTGCTCCTCGGAATACCCGATAATCATCACGACCTATAGTAAAGCACACTTCAACCTTCAGACCCTTTTCGTTGATACTGTTTACCAACTGTCCACGGTTGATTTTTCTAAATGGTTTATTGAACAGACCAAAACACAGTGCATCGAGCATAGTCGATTTTCCAGCACCATTCTGTCCGACGATCAACGTTGATGTTGTTTCGTCTAGTTTAATTTCTGTCCACTGGTCACCTGTAGATAAAAAATTCTTCCAGCGGATAGTTTCAAATACAATCATAGTATGTCGGGGATCACAAAGTCGTTAGGAGTTACAACAGTATATTCATAACCATGGTTTACACAATTAAAAGCGATGACTTCTGGTTCTACTTCCATAATTTGTAATTGATCTGGATAGTTATCACCTTCTAATAATACCAGATATCTTTCAGCGTCATCTTTATCTTCAAAACATTGAACGATTCTTTTAAATTCGTTCCGTTTGTCTTGTACAGCAAAGACTCCGCCAGTGGATTCTTCTGTTAAAATAAACATTTATAGCTCCGATGCTTCCATGTAGAGTGAACGCATAACAGATTTGACATTTCCCTTGTTAACTTTAAGGTCTATCTCATCTATGTAGTTATCTAACAAAGACAAAGTATCTTCGGATTCTACCACAGCATTGCCGTTTTCAAGGTCCAGACTGAGATCTTCAATAATTTTTAGATCTGCTAAACCCATGCTTTGAAGTTGATTCACGGCATAATCAAACTTAGCATAGTCTCCCTTATCTTCTACGATTAGTTTGACGAATGTTCCCTCCAGTTCTCGGTGATCTGGTATAGCAACCCCGTCATTATAATACAACTTATGAAAAGTAGTAAAGGGATTTCTGTAAAAAGTAGTTTTGAGAGTGTCAGTGTCGAGGACGTGGAATCCTCTTTTTGATGCGTAGTCATTCCAATACAGTTGATATGGATTACCAAGATAGACTACATTATCACGCTTCGACTTCATATGATAGTGCCCACTGAACACTTTATCAAACTTTTTGAAAATGGAATGATCCATTCCCGTTTCCATCATATGACCAGGATGTGCTTCAAACCCGTTAAACTCAAGATGGCCCATAACGACAGTAGCAGGACTTTCTGTAATAGATCGTAAGGATTCGTCGTAGTTTTCGTCACATATCCAAGGCAAAAGAAGTATAGGAAGACCATCAACGTCAATGGTAGTAGGTCTATCGTGGACTGTGATGTTGCTGTACTGTCCAAGTAATTCACTTGGGGCGTTAACTCGTAAAGTGTTTTTGTAGTAGATATCATGGTTTCCTACAAGCATGTGCATTTTGACACTCATTTCCTCTAGAGGATCAAACCACATCTTCTTCGCCTCATCTAGAGACATAAAGTTAATTGATCTACGACGATCAAAGGTATCTCCAAGACAGATGACTGTGGAGATACCAGATGCTTTCAAAAAAGGAATTACAATTTCACCATAAAACTTTTTATAATGATTTATAAAAAACTGATTGTCGTTACGAACACCAAAGTGTTGATCAGTAATCAGGAGGACTTTCATTAATCAGGATTCGCGACGTTGATCTCGGCGTTGGACATTCCTAGAATTTGATTCAATTCTAGACTTAATATAATTATACTCGGTTTTTGAATCGCCGTCAATATGCATAACTTCGTCGTAGCCTGACTTCTCGATGATCTTCTCTTTAATATCCATCTGACGTTTTTCCTTTGCAATACGTCTCAAGAAAGCAAAGTACACAATCTGAGTAAAATATGCGAAAGGATTTCTAGATTTCTCTGGATTAAAATTATCGATATACTGAATACAGTTTTCAATTCCATCACAAATCATGTCATCCTTATACATGTAGTTGATAAAATTTGGTTTGTATGATAAATGTGTTGCAATCTTTAGAAAGCAACCACCAATATAATTATTGACACGAGGTTTTGGCAGACCTTTTGCTTCTGCTAGTTGAACAAGATCACGATACTTAATGATCTCAGCGAGAAACTCTTGGTTATCAACGTAGTGTTGTTTCTTTTGTCTACCAGTTTTCATAATGTCTTTGCTTTGTGTTTATTATAGCACACTTGACAGAAGTGTCAATTCTCAGTAGAATAACCATGTAAGGGTTCAAGAGTTACTAGGCTTATCTTTAAAGATCTTTTCAAACAATTTTCTTGCTTGATCAATAGTTCCGACATACCCTAGAGCGTTATCGGGATCAGTCTTAAGTTTCTTTTTTCCTAGGAGCGGGTCGTCATCCGATACAAAACTTTCATACATGAATATAACTTCTTTACTCATAGAAGATACTGTAATAATATCTTTTTCTCTGATAATATAAAAGTCTTCGTCAGATAACTGCATCCACTTTGTGAATCCCATACCGCGTGTCATCTTACCATCTTCATTTTCTTTGGTAACAACTTGAACACAGACAGGATCTTGAATGAAGACAAGACTCTCCACTTCATCCTGAGTTAGGATTGCTTTACCAAGTACTTCCTCTCCATTGACGAGTTTGAAGATACCGTAAAATTCTTCGTCGTGTTTTGCGTAACTAATCATAAGCTTTTAATTTTACGTCTATGATTTCATACTGAAATTTTTCTTCGTTATATACCTTGACTCTCTCTGTCAAATGATTGAGGGTGTAATTATTACCTCTATCAGTAGAGATGTCATCCGCAATATCATATAATGTTGCTTGTGATTTATTTTCCCCTTTCCTTAGAACACGACCTATAGATTGAAGGTTCCTCACTCTGGACTTAGACGGACTGGCAAAAATCACATTGTGTAATCTTTTAATGTTGATGCCTGTAGAGAAAGTTCCATACGAGGCAATAATAATGGAGTTTGTGGAAAGTTCCGTTAATCTGCGAATCTCTTCGCGATCTTCTACATCCACACCACCATGAACAAAATGAACTGGTTTGTCCGTGGAACTATTTATCAGTTCATACAGAGGGATGCCATGGCGTTCTACATAGTTAAAAAGGACCAGAGTATTTCCTTCGAGATCTAATGCTAAATTACGAATGAATTTATTCCTACCTTCATGTTCGACTAGATATCCAATCTCGTCTTGATATCCCTCAAATATTTTTTCTTCGTGCTTACACAATATAATTTTTACTTTTAGTTTTGCGACATATCCCTGTTTCATCAATTCATTAGTTCTAGTTACTTGAGAGCAACGTCCAAATAATCCTTCTAATACTAGTTGATTTACATTAGCACCATCTAACGTTCCAGTAAAACCAATCCTGTATTTACATTCATGCAACTTAGACATCAACGTAGTAAGAGATTTAGCTTTGAATTGGTGCGCCTCGTCTCCAATGACGACATCAAACCTATCAAACCACTTACGCGGTTCCTTGTAGATAGACTGCCAAGTGGTAATTACCACGCTATGATCCGTGTATTTTTCTTGCCCCGCATATATTTTGTGGCAATCTTTGGTCGCCATCCATCCATATTCCTCAAAGTCTTTGTACATTTGTTCGACAAGAGAGGTAGTGGGAACGACAATTAAAACATTCCTATCCACATTAGTATGAAATCTAACCAATGCGTAGATCATCAGAGACTTGCCTGATGCTGTTGGGGATAACAACAATCGTCTGTTATATCGTAACGCTTCGTATATCGCCTTATATTGATAATCTCGAACCTGAAGATTCGGGGGTAGGCACAGTGATTTTACGAACCCTACAACCGACCTGGGAGTGATCATATCATCTCGTTCTAATGGATGTCCAAAATAAGGACAGTCTTCCATTCGATATTTGTATCCCTTCTTATCCGCCCAGTCTAAAAGGTAATCAATAAGACCAACATAAATTTCACCTGTCGCTGGAGAGTAAAGACGAATCTTTCCATCCCATCCTTTATAGCGACGAGTCTTTTGCATGTACTTTGCAGACTCTATCTCGAATGTGAAAAAGTCTGACAGTTCATAATTTAATCCAGGTTCTGCCTCAACCTTGAGATATACTTCATTTTTCTTACGAATAAGGAGGTCCATAAAACCATGCTACAAGTGACTTTCTCAATCCAGAAGTGACGGGGCGAACCCTGTGCCATTGATCCCCTTGGAAAAAAATAGCAGACCCAGATTCCAACTTAAAAGTTTTGTATCTTGGGTCCGCATCTGGTCTATATATCTCCAAATCAAAGTCGCCACCTTCGTAGTCGTCGTTTAGGAATAGTGTCATACTAATCTTTCTTACTACACCCCTGACAGGTTTTGGATGTTGATCCACATGCCAGTCATAAAAGTCTCCCTTACCATAGACTCCATATTGAACTGCTTCTACTCCAGTAATATTTAAATTCCATCTAGCATCTCTGTTTATTTTTTTCACCATACGCAAAAGCATGGACAAGAGATCTTGATCTCCTATCCATGCAACATTAGAACTTCTATTATCTTTTAGACTGTTGTGTATTTTACCTTGATGCCATGTCAATTCAGCATTAGTTGCTTTATTTACAATATCCATTGCCTTACGATTGAAGACAACTTCTTTCCATAACAGTCCGTAGTTCATTACATACCTGATTGAAACCTCTTCCATTCAATAGAGTTCTTGATATGGTATGTGCGACTATTAATCATTCGCAGCACACCGTCAAGAAAGAAGAGAACCTGGTCTATGTATCCTATCTTGTATTGTAGTTTTTGAACGTCTTCGTCTGCTTCGATAAACATACTGATCTCTTCCTTAGTAGTCAGTTTGAGATCGAATGGCATTTCTTTGTACACAGAGGATGGTGCTTTACCTTTATAGTAAATCCATTTATCTTTGAGCATCCTCTTCATTTCCAACTCTCGATCTTTTTTCATTAGAGAGTAAGTATTATGAAACTCCATGTATTTCATATGGAGTTGAGGAATTGCTAATGAGTCATTATCATGTAAGTCATCATCCAGTTTGGAATCAGTCTTCCACATGCTCTGGAGTGTTTCTAGATTCATAACGATATTTAAGTGCTTGGAGGTGCCATGCTTGTGCTAAACTTTTAGGTCCTTCCTTTAGAAGTTTTCTTTCTTCAGGTGTGATAACCCAATGGTCTAGGATGTGCTGTTTCCATTCTATCATAATCTGATATTGGTGTTAACCTTCAACATTTCATAGCTAGTATACTGAAAAGTTGCAGTTGCTGTAAAGTATGAATTATCTGTTTGGGTAACATCAAATGGTAGAGATGATAATGCAACAGGAAACATGTTCCTAAAGGTAACATCAAAGTTTGCGAGATTATTATTATTCAAGACTTGAAGTGTTCCATCAGATATAAACGATTGTGCAGTATCCGAACCAAGAGAAGACTCTCTAGAGTTATCATCAATCCATTGGAAGCGATCTACATACGCATCTGGAGTTGAGATTGCTCTCATCCAGTTATGAATCTGCATATAATTTTCTAAGTTTTCATCAACAATAAATTGGATATCCAGATTTGCAAATGTTGCTTGTCCATCAGGAAGCGGCAACTGAACAAAACCTGGTGTTGGAACAACAATCTCAGAGATTGACATTGTAGGAATCTCTGCTTGCTGACATAAGAAAGAGACCTTTCGTGCTTTTTCTAGCAGAAAGACAAATCCTACAGGAGACAAGTAGTTCCTATTTTCTATTTGAGAGTTATACCAACTTGACATATTATGCGTTTATGTTTTCTAACCAGGAAGTGGCGATATACTTTTCCTCTTTTAATGGAGGAAGACCTCTATGAACATGAGTGAAACCTGCTGGCCAAATAAGAACTTGTCCTGCAACTGGTTTGAATCTTTTATGTTGATAAAGAAACTCGGTTTCTCCACCTTCTTCAACTGTATTTAGGTACATCATTGTTGCCGCGATGCGACGGTTACTACCTAAAGATCCTTTCTCGAAGTGAAAAGCATGAAATCCTTCACCAGGTAATGTCCTTTGAACATTTAGATATACTTGCTGATATCTATAGTCGATCAGAGCTTCATATTCATTGACGTATTTTTCTAAACATGCACCAATAATCATATTATATTGCTGCATATATTCGTACCCGCATTGATGATCGAGCATGAAATCTTCGGTAGCAAGACATCTATCTTTTCTTTGATGTGCCTTTCTTTCAGGTTTACCAAAAATGCCGTATCTTTGAAATGTTGATCCACACTTGTCTTGATACTTCCAATATTCAATTAGTGGTCTAGTATCATAGTCAGTATCGAAAACTCCGATAAAGTCTTCAAAGTAATAATCTTGAATGTTCATAATTTAGTCGCGTTGTCTCCAGTCATCAGGTTTGTCACGTTGAAACCAATCTATAATTTCATCGGCTCCAGAGAACCCCGTTTTGTGATTGGATGGATCGGGGTCCCCAAGACCCATCCTATTGAGAAAATCGTCTGTGCTACCTTCTTCAATATCTTGAGAAGCTTGGCGTCTTGCTTTCTGCAACCAGTCCCTTGCAAGAGTGTGTGCCTTGGCAAGTTTCTCTGCCCAGATCATATCTTCTAAAGGAACTTGTTCTTTGTTAGCAATGCACCTACAGATGGACTCCAGGCGGAGTCTGTACGCAGTCGAGAGCATAAAAATACACCAGATACAGTGTTATTTAGATTCTAACATCGATGTCAATTCTTCAGTTTTGTTCCAATCCGCATATGCTGCATCGGATCGTTCTGTGAGAATATCAAAGATGTCGTTGCGAATTACTTCGTTAGAAACATAATCATCTAAGTATTGATCTAATGCTTCTTTTAGACATCTCTTTCTATGCCACTCTGGTGTGTATGGTTTATAATCCATGATGTAATTACAGAGTAAAATTATTTAGCATAAAAAAAGAGGGGACGAATCCCCTCGGTCACTTCCTTCACACGGTAGTTTTATTTATAAGGGTTTTGTATCAAAGAAGTAATCTCTTGCAGATTTTTTTACATTCATGTTGATTTAGGGAGTCGCATTCAATTAAGCATTCATAGTAGTCATTCATTCTTTGCATTTCCATATCCATTTCATCAATGGTATCTTCAAAATGACGCCACTCATCCAGTTGATTGCGCGAAGTTAAATTGTGCATGATCTTCTCCATAATCGATTGGCATAATATAGTTAAGGATAGGATTCATTTTTACACCTCGCATAATTCTGATACTATCTATACCAAATGTCAGCAAATTCTGACGAAATTAGTATGACTAATAATAACTCTTATTTTTTATACATCAGAATACACATCTTATGTAAACATAAAAAAAGAGACCCCGTAGGGTCTCTGTGAAATATGTGAACCAATATCACATCAAGTTAGCAACCTGAACACGTCTGTAGTAACGGTTGGTGTTTGCAGTCAGAGCACCAGAACCTTGAGTCAGACCTTGTGCGAAGGGGTTCGAGACCATGCCGTAGCGAGTCTTGAATCCGATCTTGGGCTGGAAGGTGTCAGGGTTGATTGCACGAACCTGCTGGAGAGGAACGTAAGGGCAGTAGAACAGACCTGCGTCATAAGGAGAAGTGCCCTTGTAACCTGCAACGTAGTAGTGCTTATCAGCAACGTTAGCAGAATAAGGATCAACATAGACCTTGATGCGACCGTTCAGAGTACCAACCAGAGTGCTGGAGGTATCATCAACGCCAGTCAGAGCGTTGTTGCCGTTCAGAGCAGGGGAGTAATCCAGAACGCCTGCCATGCCAAGTGCAGAAGCAACGTCAGCAGAACAGATCAGGATGTTACCCTTCCCTCTACGAGTTTGCTGACCGATAGCGTTAGCATCTCTTTCGATCTGGAACAGGAGACCCTTGAACTTCTCAACAGACCAACGACCGTTGGAGTCAACGTCGAGGTCGAAGATACCTGCATTTGCAGTGTTGTTCTGAGCACCCTTTACAGCGTTGGTGTAAATGGTTCTAACAACTTCGCGGTTGATTTCTGCGAGGATCTCAGTGCTGAGAATGTTAGCGAGCTCTTGCTCAGCATCCAGACCATGAATCGCCTTCAGGTCTTGTGCGAGTTCGATGCTGTATTCTGCCTTCAGCGCACGAGCACGAGCGGTTACAGTAACCTTCTCGATCGAGAAACCCATCTCACGGAATGCCGTGTTAGAAGAGGAATCGTCCAGACCTTCTACAGTTGCAGTGGTCATGCCAGTTGCGTCGTCTGCTTGCTCATAGGTTCCAGCGGGGGAATCGTTAAGCAGTGAAGGGTTAGTGCCTTCAGCATCGTTGTTTGCAGAACTGGATGCGCCAGGATCGTAAGCAGAACCTGCACCACCAGAGAAACCAGCGTTAGGCTCGTTGAAGAATGCTTCATCGTAGCCAGATGCTGCGGGATCACGCTCTGCGCCATAGTTAGTACGCATTGCGAAGATCAGTCCAGTAGGACCAGTCATCGGTTGAACGCCTGCGATATCGTAAGCGATCAGTTGAGGCATGGAGCGTCTGATCAGGGAGATCAGAACGGGGTCAAAACCAGCAACAGGACCAGTAGCGGTCGATGCGCCAGTATAACCAGTGGTTTGAAGAGTTTCGTTGAGAACGGAAGCTTCTTCAGTGATTGCTTTTTCTTGGTTTTCAAGGAGTTGTGCGACTACGCCACGCTTATGGGAATCTTCGATCTCGGGCAGAGCTTCGTGATTCAGAACGGGTGCCCACTTCTCCTGGAGTTGTTGTAAGGACATTGTTGTCTCCGAGGTTTAAAGTAGATAATTAATTATTTGGACCAACGTGCTAATGCATCGACGTATTTCGACATCGAGCCGCTCGCTGTAGATTCGACAAGGGGTTCAGCAGCTTCTTCGGTGGGGTCGCTTACAGATTCTGCAAGTTCAGCCTTCCTAGTGAAGTATGATTCCTTAATCGTACTGACCTTATTTCTAAAGTCTTCTTCAGTTTCAAACTCAACACCCTCTGCCAGAGAAGCAAGCTTCTCCTTCTGTGTCTCTGCAAGACCAGCGGCACATTCGTTCACAATCTCCATTTTAACAAACTCACCAAGTTGCTTATTCAATGCAACGTTGGTGTCGATTTGCTCGTTGAGTTTAGCTTCCATTTCATCAAGCTCACCTGCCATTCCATCCAGCAGGTTGAACTTCTCTTCGGGAACACTAAAATTGTGCTCCATAAAGAGAGACTTGAGGCCAGAGAAGAACGACTCTGCCATCTCAGTCTTAATGCCGTGCTCGATCTGGAGAGCATTCTCCTTCATCCAGGACTCGGCGGCATAAGTGAGATAGTCGTCTACTTTCTCGGCCAATTCTGTTTTGATCTGTTCGACTTCTTCAGTCAGAGTAGATTCAAATGCCTCTTGCAACGCAGCTGTTTCAGCATTGACTTTTGCGGTGACCGCTGCTTCAAAGATCGTTACTGCACGCTCTCTGAATTCTTCTGAGAGGTCTTCACCAGCGACAAGAGCGTCAACATCTTCACTAAAGTCGTATTTGGTTTCAGTGATTGTTTCTTCTTCTTCGCCATCGGTTTCCTCCATCTTAGCAGATGCATCAGAAGGTTTTGTTGAAAGGGATTTAGAACCTTCGTGCTTTACAGCACCCGATGCGCTTGCACCAGCGTTCTTGGTGCCCTTTGCACCTTCCATGGAATCGGTGTTAACGTCAATAACCTTGGCAGCGCCACCTTTAGAGGTGTCAATTTTTTCACCAGGCTTTGCATTCTTGGTAACGACGTTAGAGCCTTCGTTCACTTCTTCCATATTATCTACAGTGTTGAGGGTCTCAGACATTTCTAGGTCTCCGTTGTACTTTGCGTTGTCTATGTTTATTTATAAATTAATAACCTTACAAACTCTTCAGGAACTTTGCAAACGCGGAAATTTTGCGCTCTTGAAGATTGATAAGGGTTGCTTGATCGATTTCTTGTTTGATTTCTGCTACTGCAGATTCTTTCAAGACGCCATTATCCCAAACCCACTCTTTACCTTCCATGATTCCATCAACAAATGCATCAGGTGCAGAAGGATCTGCTACAATATCAGCAGCAGTAGCGAGCATAAAGTCATCACAAACAACACTACAGTTCTCTTCTTTACGAATAGAACCCATGCCTCTAGACGAAACGCCTAGTTTCACACCTTCTCCGAGAAGATCTTTAGCGATCTTACCCATAGGAGTGTCGAGTAATTTTGCCTTACCGACAAAGTTATTTCCGTCTTCTGTGAGGGAAATGATCTTGTGTGAGACACGATCTAGGTTGATGGATGGACCATCGGGATGACCTAATTCTCCAAGGGCACGCCCTTTTTGAATGTAGTTCTCGTCATATTTAGCAACTTCACGCGCTAAAGTTTTCTGAGGGTACATTCTGCCATTACGGTTTTTGATTTCCGATTGCAGGAAGATACCTTCAATGAAGTAATTTCTTTTACCATCCTTTTCTTCGCAGAGAAAATCGATGTTTGTAATTTCTTCAGCTATCAGTCTCATCGGTTTGTTCCTCAGGTTCTTGTTCGGCAGTAGGTTGCTCCACTTCATCAGCGGGAGGATCTTCGGGTTTGCGACCATCAACTTCTACAGTTTCAGGTTCTTCAGTTCCGTCAGGAAGTTCATCTGCAATTTGATCAGCAGCATCCTGAGCAGTATCATCTAATTCAAATCCCATACTTTGTGCGAAATCAACTTTACGCTGTTGAATCGCATCAAATGCAGCAGCAGACAATGCATCATTTACTGAATCAATTGCCTTTGCTCTATCGCCACCAAAAATTTGGTCAACGATTTGTTTTGAAATTTCACTTGGCATAATATACTCCGAATAATATTATTTAGTTTATTTAGAACTCTCCGCGACTCGCATCACCAGGTTCTACCCCAGTTTCTGGTTGTTGACCTTCTGGGGAAGCGGCATCGCCAGCAGCCATAGCGGGATCCATTTCCGCTGCAGGATCAACAATAACACCAGATTCCATCTCAGATTTAATTTGTTCATCAATTTCTTTCATCTCAACGTCTGTTTGCTTGAGAACCTGACGACGCATATACTCAACACTGAAGTACTTGCCGACGTAAGGATCCATAGTATTAACCTGATTCATACGCTCATTGCGAATCTCAATTTCTTTCAGTTCAGTGAAATAGTTATCCGCGATGTAGTCGAACTGAATATGGGTCTTCATTTCATCCCATTCTTCAATAGAAACAATTCCTTTCAGAATGAGTTGAGTTTTCAGCAAGTCCATAAACAGTTCGCTGAAACGCTTTCTTAGACGTGCGATGAACTTCTGGAATTTTACTTCGTCCCTAGTAATTTCAGCAGCACGACCGATATTGAATGTAGTCTCAGTTTCTAGTCTCGATGAGGGCACGTTCAAAGCTTTGTATAACTTCTTTTGGAAGTATTTGACATCTTCCAATTCACCGAGATTCTGCCCGCCAGGAAGGGTAGTAATTTCAGTCCCGCGCCCTCCCTCGCGTCTAGGAAGCCAGAAGTCTTCCAACATGGACATGAATTTCTTATCGTCTTTGATTTCACCCGTGTTAGCATCATATACAAGTTTGTTGCGATAACGTCCCATGACCTCACGCAGATATTGTTCTGCTTTGTTCTTGGGAAGATTACCAACATCAATGTAGAAAATTCTACGCTCAGGAGCTCTGGATAGACGATAGATAACCAGAGAGTCCTCAATCATACGCAGTTGGTTTACTGCCTTGATTGCTTTATGTAGGTGACTAAGAGTCATGTTCTTATTCAGGTCTTGAATTCCTGAATGGCAGTAAGTCACCGAATCGGGTGCAATTTTCATGCCCTGATTAGTGGAGTTCTTGAGACCCTTTGGATTGTACAGAAAATACTC